CTTGGGTTTTGATTGGTGACCTGACGGCATCTGCGTAGGAGATCTTTATGCTAGGTTCAGCTGCGATATTTGGTTCAAAGGGTATGGTAAGAGTTCCTACCATTACTGGACTTAGCACATCTGTAGCAGCAACCACAGCACAGGCATCTGGACTTACAGTTTCTTCAACTGGCACTGTGGTTACATATGAAACTGGACTCAATGGCATAGTTGCCTCTCAGTCACCATCTGCAAACTCTTTGCTAGATTATGGATCTGCAATATCTTACACCTATTACGTTTACGAAACACCACCGTGTACTGGAACCCAGACTATTTGGTGGGGGTATTGTAATGGCTCAGATCCAGAATCTGGAAGCATCCCCTGGTATCACTGTACCGAAACTTTTGAACAGGCTTTGGATAGGGAAATACCTTGGTGGAGAGGTGTAGGCGGTTTTACAGCAAACAATTCTGGACCAATAAGTCCTAGTTGTGGCGGTAGCGGCAGCTCTGGCGGCGGCGGAGATAGCGGTGGTGGCAACGGCGATGGAGGGATCCCACAGTGTGATCCTGGAGCAATCTGTGACGTCATTACAGACGAATTTACATGTACCACTGAATTTTATGTTTATGACTCTAGCTGTAATTGTGTATTTAGCTATAGAAGCAACCTCTGCTAATATGCTATAATTCACTGATGGAGAGACAGATGGCTAACAATAAATTACAAGGGTACGCACTTTTTGTGGACAATGTTTTTCGTACCGTAATATACTATCCTTCAGAAGGTAGCTGGCAAGCGGTAAGAGTTACCGCAGCTTTAAAGAGTAATCCAACGATTGTCTTGGATGAGTCCAATACTGTTGAAAGCGTAAACAAATATTCAATACTTGTAGATGGAGAATATGCAGACTATCTCTTTATTCCAAAACACAATGATGCTTTTGACCTTAGTACCCTCCACAATGCCCTTCAGAGTAGTCCAACTGTAATTTGGATAGATTCAGAAACGCTACCACACCCAGACACAAAGTGGTCATACGAAAATAATATTTTAACTCAGGTAGAGGACTAGTCACTTGGAAGAGCTGACGCCATGGCAGCAGTATAAGAAAAATCTTGGAGAGGCCAGACCTTGGGATTTTTTAGATCCAAGAACGGAGTATGTTGAAGATGATGTGTCAGCCCAAAGATTTTCTATATGCGAGCAATGCCCATTCTTTATTTCTCTCACGTCTCAGTGCAAGAAGTGCGGATGTTTTATGAAGGCAAAGACAAAGCTGGCAAAGGCTGAATGCCCAGAGCATAAGTGGTAATTAATTAGCCGACTAGCTTCTTTGCAGAATTTTCGGTAGACCAGGCAGACCAGTTCTTTCCACCATTTGACATTTGATATGCAATCTGTGCACTGATAAGTGGGTTGTACAAGTCTTCGTTAGACTTTAGGTTGTACTTGTCTCTACGATTAGGACCCATAGATCCAGACATATTGATTTGAAATAGTCCGTAACAGTTGCTAGATCTGTTCAAAGACATTGGTCTATTTGTAGATTCATAGAATGCAATGGCTTTAGCCATCTTTAGTCCATTACCAGAAAACCCAGCTTGCCTGAGAATACCGTCAAGTTCTTCATCAGACAGCTGGGTAGTTCTGTCGTAACTAGCTTTTACTATTTCATATGAGCCACGAACAAATTCAATCTCGTAGCTAGGCACAGACAGCGTCTGCAATCCAGAGATATCAGTCTGACCTAAATCAGACATATTTGTGGTACCAAGACTAGCAAGTAGACTTATGGTGCTAATAACTGCATATGTTTTCATAATTAATTTTCTATTACTCTAATAAAGGAAATCTCGCTTTGAGAAAACCATCCATCTGTTAATTCAATTTTTTCTGTTTTTGTTCCTGGTTTCTTGGAGTGGATTACCTGATTGTTACCAGCGTAAATTCCAACATGGTAATATTTTTTAGAGTTCAAATGCTTGAATCCAACAATATCTCCAACCTGTGGGGTCTGTACATAGTAGCCAGCGTTCTTTGCTTGCTTGCTAGCTGAATGATCTAGCTCAACATCAATTCCTTCATAGAACCATCTGGTCAACCCAGAGCAGTCCCACCCAGAAGGAGAAGATCCGCTAAATACGTACCAGGTCTTTCCAACATACTTCTCTAGCTCAACAAGCCTATCTTTAAGAGCTTGCCTATTGGCAACTCTTTCTTTTTCAGCCTTTTGTTGTTCAGCTATATTTTTCAAAGCTTCGGCAGCTTGCTGCTCCAGCATTGTTTGTTCCTTGTGAGTCTCAATGATCTGAGACATTGCGTTTACTTCGTAAACTGGCTTATATTTATTTGTACTTAATGATTTATGGTCATCAGCCACGGTAGCTGCAGAACAGCCAAGTAAAACTACTACCGCTCCTAGTATTACAATCTTTTTCAAGTTGCACCTCCTAAAGCAAAAAGCACCTTTTTTAAGGGTGCCTAGATTTGGTCTTAATATTATAGCATCGTTTGCCTAGATTGTCATGCTATAATTAAAACATGGCACAAGGAAGATCAGACGGGCTGGACCTGCCCTACCCACTAGCGGAAGATTACGTCAACGTTCACGGAGACATTCGTCAGCTAGTAGAAAAGCTTGAGGTTGTACTACCTCCGCTTGGACTTTCGTATTTTCAGCTTCAGGTTACTAATAACAGTGGGGTAAGCATAGCAGCAGGAGATCCTCTGGTTGCATCAGGTTTTACCACAAAGACAAACGTTAGAGAGGCCATCGCTGCTGACGTGCTACCAATTTTGGGTCTAGCTAAAGAAGCAATTCCAAATGGAACTGACGGAGTAGCCGTTGTTGCTGGAGTTCTAAATGGGGTAAACACTTCTGGATTTGCGGCTGGAGATATTCTATATGTTGGAGTATCTGGAGGACTTACCAATGTCAGACCTTCCGCAGGTGGAGGTGCCGTAGGGCTTGTCGCACACGCAGCAACAGATGGTGTGGTTATTGTTGAGCCAAAAGGCAATGGGACTTGGGGAGCACTCAAGGCTGGACTAGCCTAAAGGTGGTATAATAATAAAATGGCCAGATCAAAATCTTATGAAGTCGGAAGTATTCCACCGCAGGTGGCATGGACAGTAGTCCGTGGAGACACTGCCTCATTCAAGGTTTATGTTACAAATGATGCAAAGCAGGCACTAGAGCTAGAAGACTGGACAATCGCAATGAAGATCAAGCGTCCAAACCTAGCTAAGAATTCTGGAATTATTACTGACGACGCCACTCTAATTTCTACCCTCACACCTGCCGCAGATGAGGACGACCTTCCTGGAGAGTTTACAGTATCTCTAACAGCTAACGAGTCTTTAAATCTGCAAACTGGAGACATATTTGATATTCAGCTATCTCAACCAGGAACTGTTTGGACAGTTGCCCAGGGAAGAATGGTTATCATTGAAGATGTGACATAATGGCAAAAGCAGTCATAGTCGCTGATACAAAGCGACACACAAGAAAGGTCACACCCTCAAACTTCTTTAACTCAAAAATAAAGTTTAAGTCTGGAAACGCAAAGATAGACGAAGTTCTTCCATTCAGGGTTAAGTTTATAAACGTTGATATCGCTCAATATACAAGCACTACCCCAGCAGGTATTGGAATTGCAATCATTGGAGTTAGTAACTACATCTTGTAAAGATAAATGTTATAATGTAATTTATGGCTATTTTAACTATTCAGCAGTTGCTAAACAAATTTGGCCCTGGAGAGATTCCAAGATCTGACGACTACCAGGACCTAATTCAAACGCTCTCAGATGATAGAAATGCCGTCCACTTTTCTGACTCAGAACCAACAGACCCCCTAGCCACCCCAATATGGTTTAATACTTCTTCACTCACACTTTCCGTATATGACTCAGAGTGGAAGTCTGTGGGGGTACTTCTAGATATTTCCTCAGCTGCAAATGGAGATGTTCTGGTATATTCATCTAGTAACGATGCCTGGGAAAACCAGTCCGTTCTAGATGGCGGCACCCCATAATCTTTAAAAAAACCAGTATACTTGTTACATGTCCAGATCCCAAATCACATATGTTAAGTCTCGCTTTGAAAGCGGAGACAGGCCATCACAATCAGACTACGAAGACCTGATTGATACCTCTACCGCTCAGGCTACAGACCTGGGTACCTTTGGAAATAACGAAAACACCATCACAGGCATTGAGAACGTCACACACATTGATGAGTTTGATGCGACGGTATGGAGAATGGTAAAGTATGTAATCTCACTGTCAAAGACGACCCAGGGAGACAACTACTTTTATGCAACAGAGTTGACCGTGCTAATTGATGGAGAAGATGTCTCCGTTAGCGAGTACGGCACAATTGACAACGATGGGAATATGGGAACCATTAGCGTCTCTAGGACTGGAGATACGGTTAAACTTACCGTTACCCCAGATTCAGTCATTAAGCCAGTTACCGTACGTTTTGCACGTATGGGACTTAAGGCATAACTAAAACAGGAGATAATAAAATGGCAACAGTCGTAAAAGACTTTAAGATTAAGAGCGGCCTGGTTGTTGAGGGTACCACAGGAACCATCAACACCTATGACATTCTTACAAAGAAGCAAGCAGACCAGGATTACATCATTGGTCTTATCGGTGGCACAGCCACTTCAGAAAACACAGCAGACACCGTTGTAAAGCGTGATGAGCATGGCAGCTTCGCTGCTGAAGTTATTACAGCAGAAGGCGGATTTGTTGGTAACCTAACAGGTGACGTAACAGGTGACGTATCTGGTAATGCAGGTACCGCAACTGCACTAGAAACAGCTCGCACCATTGAGCTAACTGGTGACGTAACTGGTTCTGTATCATTTGATGGTACATCAAACGTTCAGATCTCTGCAACCATTGATGGTGACTTTGCAACTGACTCAGAGGTAGCAACTGCTAAGCAGGAAGCTATTGATGCAGCTGCTCTAGATGCAACCTCAAAGGCAGACGCTGCTGAGGAAGCTGCTAATGACTACACAGATGGTCGTGAAACAGCTATCACCACAGCTTACCAGTCTTACGCAGACCAGGCAGAGCTAGATGCTGTTGCAACTGCAGAGTCTTACACAGACGCTCGTGAGACTGCTATCACAACCGCTTACGAAGCATACGCTGACCAGGCAGAGGTAGACGCTAAGGCCTACACAGACGCTCGTGAAACAGCAATCACAACTGCCTACCAGTCTTACGCAGACCAGGCAGAAGTAGATGCTAAGGCATACGCAGACCAGAAGGTTGCAGACCTAGTAGATGGTGCACCAGCACTTCTAGACACTCTAAACGAGTTGGCAGCAGCACTTGAGGATAACCCAGATGTTATTGCTGACCTAAGAGACATTGCTGATGGCAAGCAGGACACACTAACTGCAGGTGCAAACATTGACATTACAGGAGACACAATTTCTGTAACTGGTCTAGACACCAACGACGTTGCTGAAGGAACTAACCTTTACTTCACAGACGCTCGTGCAGTTACTGCAAACACTGGTCTATGGGACACCATTGGTGCCGCAGCAGACGCACAGGAAGCAGCAGAGGACTTCGCTACAGCAGCAGACACAACCCTTTACGGAACTGTTACTGGCGACATCGCAACTGCAAAGTCGGAAGCTGGAACAATTGCTCAGGGCTATGCTAACACTGCAGAGCAGAACGCAAAGGGCTACGCTGACGGAATCGTAAGCGACCTAGAAGACGTTGTTGATGCACTAACCACAGACGACATTGCAGAGGGTACAAACCTTTACTTCACTGACGGCCGTGCCAAGACATCTGCAGCAGAGCTTCTAACTGGTGCAACCCTAACCAACATTACCATCACTGGTAACGGTTCTGGTCTAACAATTACCGCAGAAAACGGTGTAGCTGACTCTACCACTGACGACCTTGAAGAAGGAGAGGACAACCTTTACTTCCTAGACTCACGTGCAGTAACAGCTCTTGAAGCAGTAGTTCCAAACTTTACAGCTGTAGAGTTTAACTCTGTTGCAAAGCAGGTAGCTGCAGAGGCATCAGTCGCAACAGCAAGCACAAGCAATGCACTAACATGGGCAAAGGCTGAGTACCGCTCTGCTGAGTTCCTAGTCAAGATCAAGCAGGGCAACCACACAGAGGTTTCCAAGCTAGTTCTAACAATGGACGCATCTGACAACATCGCTATCACTGAGTACGCAATGGTTGGAACCAACGGAGACCTAGGTTCTTACTCGGCAGCAGTATCTGGTGACGATGTAGCCCTAACCGTAACAACCCTAAACAACAACTCAACCGTTGTAGTTGTAGGAACACTGCTTAAGTAAGCAAAAAAACTAATTAATCTGAAAGGAGGAGTATCTAAATGAGCACAATGGACAAGGACTTCAAAGTCAAAAACGGAATCCAGGTAACTGGCGGTGGAACCTTTGGAGCACCAGTCGTAGTCGCTACACCAACGGAAGACAATCACGCAGTAACAAGAGCATATCTTGATGATGCGATTGCCACACCAGTTGGAGATACTCCTCCTTCAGACCCAACAAACGGAGACTTTTGGTTTGACACTGAAACCGAAAGACTAAAGGTATATTTCAACACAGAGTGGATCAGCCTTGCAACAAGAGGAGATCAGATTCCTGATCACATCCACGACACAACCATTGACGGCGATGGAAGAATTACAGAGATTTTCTGGGATGGTCAGTTCCCAGAACTAGCAATGCAGATTCTAGATGGCGGAACCCCGTAATCTTTAACCCTGTTTGCAAAAAAATAACTGGTATAATTAAGTAATTGGTAGCACCCCAATAGGAGAATTTTAAATATGGCAACTAGAATGCAGCAACGCAGAGGAACTGCGTCACAGTGGACAACAGCTAACACAATTTTGGCAGCTGGAGAAATCGGTTTTGAGACCGACACCAACCAGTTTAAGATTGGTGATGGAACTACTGCTTGGTCATCTTTGCCATACTTCAAGAACCTTGAAGACCTAGGTGCTAACCTAGATGACTACGTATTGGTAGAACTACTTGGTGAGCCAAATGGTGTTGCTACCCTAGACGCAACTGGAAAGCTTGCAGACGGTCAGATTCCAGACACAATCCACGGACCTACTGGTCCTACAGGTCCTACAGGACCAATCGGACCTACTGGTGCAGATGGAGTAATGGGTCCAGAGGGACCACAGGGTGAGACTGGAGATCAGGGTGAGACTGGACCAACAGGTCCTACAGGACCGCAGGGTACAGACATTCACTTTGCAGGATCAGTTGCTGATGTAGCAAGCCTGCCATCCAGCGGTAACGAAGTAAACGATGCATACATTGTTGACGCTAACGGAAACCTATACGTATGGAACGGAACTTCATGGACTGACGCTGGTCAGATTGTTGGACCACAGGGAGAGACTGGTCCTACAGGTCCTACAGGACCAGAGGGTCCACTAGGTGGAGTATTTTATGTAAGTGCAACACAGCCTACAACTACGGTTGACGGTTCTGTTTGGTTCCAGGAAGGAACTGGACTATCTTATGTTTATGTTGCAGATGACAGTTCTTGGGAGCTGCTAAACATGTTTGGGCCTACTGGTCCACAGGGACAGGTTGGACCAACTGGACCTCAAGGTGCTACTGGAGATACTGGACCAACAGGGCCAGTCGGAAATGTAGGCCCCACAGGACCAATCGGTGCTACAGGACCACAGGGTGACCAGGGGCTTCAGGGTGCTCAGGGTGACCAGGGTGACCTAGGACCAACGGGTCCACAGGGAGAAATGGGGCCAACAGGACCTCAAGGATCTCTAGGACCAACAGGCCCACAGGGTCCTACAGGACCAATCGGACCAACTGGACCAACTGGTGCTGACTCTACGGTAGCAGGACCAACAGGTCCTACAGGTGCAACTGGTCCACAGGGTGTTGCTGGTGAAGACTCTACTGTTCCAGGACCTACAGGACCTACAGGACCTACAGGACCACAGGGATCTTTCGGTGGTGCAACGTTTGACTACACCTATGACTCTGAAACAAGCCACCCAGAAACCTTGCCTGATGGAGTTCTAAGGCTAAACAACTCAGATCTAACTCTTGCCACAGTGCTATATATTGACTTCCTAGATGATGCATCAGTAAACGTCTACAACTTCTTGCAGACAATTGATGACTCAACATCTGCAGTTAAGGGGTCATTTAAACTTTACAAGAAATCCGCCCCAGACGACTTTGTGTTCTTTAACATAGTCGGAGAGCACACTCATGCCACAGACCACTTTGACGTACCAGTTGCGTATGTTACTGGATCTGTTTCAAGCTTCTCAGACAACGAAGATGTGTTGATCACATTTGCAAGAACTGGTGACATTGGTGACACTGGTCCTACAGGTCCAACAGGACCAGCAGGAGCTACGGGACCAACAGGTCCACAGGGAAATGCAGGACCTACAGGACCGACAGGCCCAGCAGGTGCGGACTCCCCAACAGTAGTCTCAATTGTGTCAGCAACTGACAACTATAGCGTAACAGCAGCAGACAAGAACAAGATGATTAAGATCACCTCTTCTTCTGCTAAGACAGTTACCTTCCCAACTATATCTACCGAACCAACTCTTGAGGTAGGCATGACCTTTACAATTGCTCAGATGGGAACTGGAAGACTAACAATGACTCCAGCATCATCAGCAGTTGTATACACCACACCAGGAAACAAGACTAGAGCTCAGTACTCAACTGTATCTGCACTCTACCTTGGTTCTAACGAATGGCTAGTCTCAGGAGATTTGGCGGTATAACATATGTTTAGAGATATATTTAGAGGTTCACTATCATCAGCTTTCCGAAAGGTAATCGGAACAGCAGGATCTAATCCATTTAACGATGACTTTAATCGTGCAGATGGTTCTATTAATCCAGCTGAAGACGGTGGAGTTTGGCAGGCTATAAGAGGAACTTTTCAGGTTTCTGGAAACAAGGCCTCGTCTCTAAATGACTCTAACTATCCAATCGCAGCTGTAGACTCGTTCACATCAAACGTTGACGTTGACATCAAGGGAACCACTGGTGCAGGTGCTGCACTTTGGGTAACTGATTCTGGAAACTGGTGGTCAGTGGGAGCGGTACAGACATCTGAGTCATGTAACTGTGTAGAATACTACAATAGCTATACATACACATACTACTACACTTACATTTCTGGATATAATCAGGGAAACTGTATAAGAAATAATAATGACTGCTGTGCCTCAAACTACTGCCTATACTATAGCGGTGGAAACTGTGCAGCCTACGAATGTGTGGCATACAATACCTCAAACTGCTGTGGCTACAGCTGCTATGGCTACAACGCTTACAACTCTAGAAACAAGACTGGTGGAAACTGTCAGGGTAACTTCTGCTCTTGCTATAATGGATCTAACTGTGCTGCAACTGGATGCTCGGCCTATAACCCAATTGTATGTGGACAGTACGCCTGCTCTGACTACACGTCTTGCAACAACTGTGCAGAGTACAACGCTGGAAACCCTAACTATGCAGAAGCATCTGCAAATGCAACTGGATACAATGGACCATACTACAGCTGCCAGACATGCTACCCTAGCTACATCAGGGTATTCCAGTCCGCATCAAACGTGGTAACAACCATGCTAACTCAAGCAGTTAGTGCAGTGGTTCAGTCACTAAAGGTAAAGACCAACGGAAACCAGATAACTGTAAAGGCCTACTCTGATGCAAACCAGGTCACACAGATTGGTAGCGACATTGTATACACTGCTACTGGTGCAGCGATTGCTCCTAGATTTGGAATCACAGTTGTGCCCAGCTCTTACGGACAAACCTACAACGTTGACGAAGTCACAATAACACCAAACTCATAGTTCGTGATATACTTGGTATATCGAAAAAGAGAGAGACTATGAAAATTTTTAAGGTGTTTTCCAGGCCAGGCCTGAGAGATTGGGGCAGGCCTCAGCCAGCAAAAGGCTTTGTGCCAGAGTGGTATCGCCAAAGCGAAAACACTTATGTTAGCGATAAAGATCCAAGTAAGAAGGAAAATGCAGGATTAAAAAAGTGCGTACCGCTTCTGGATGCACTTGTTTCTGGATACATGCTGACCATCCCAGTAGACATCTATGTAACTAAAGACGAAGATGGAAATCCAAGATTTAGCTGGAATGGGCCACAACAGCTTTCTGGGTTTGTAGATGAAAGATCTCCACAGCTAGGAAAGCTTATGCCAAGGCCAGCAGGCCATCACCCAAACCACCTAGTATTCAGTGGGTTTTGGGGGTACAAAACTCCAAGAGGTTGGTCATCACTTATTGTGCATCCACTAAACAGGTTTGACCTACCATTCACTATCTCATCTGCAATAGTAGATAGTGATGACTTTAATTCACCAGGAAATATTCCATTCTTTATAAAAGAAGGCTTTGAGGGAGTGATTCCAGCAGGAACACCATTTGCACAAATCATACCAATAAAGAGATCGTCCTGGACCCTGGTAGATGACACAACTGGCATGTCAGATGTAGAGCCTGTTCAGGCAGTGCTAGTTAGACAACCAGAGACGCTTTATAAAAAGATATACTGGAGAAAGAAGGACTACCGCTGATGGCAAATCCAAAAAGAAGAAAATCAGAGAGAAAGCTTGTAGTCAACGTACCAGGAGACGTCAAAAGAATAACGACTCTTGACCTTATAAAGATGGCAGTTCTTAAGTCACTTGATGGGAAAAAGGCTAAAAAGTCTGTAGTCTCTGAAAATGGAATTATGCCAGACATGAGCAGAATGAACGACATCTCTACGCTAGCAATAGTTGTAGATAATGAAGTCGTAGATGTAATGAGGGCACAGCCTAGATTATCATCAATACTTTTGGCAGAGCCAAAGTTTGTAAAGATTAACAAGGAAGATGGCGGAGTTAGAATTGGAGATAAGTATCTGGATGGAAAGTTTGTCCCTCAAGATGACAAAGTTGACATTAACCTAAATCCACAAGAGTTTAAGCTAGGAGAGACGCAGTGAAAATAAGAGGAAAGAACATAACCTTTCATTCAGATAAAACTGAGTTTGATTTGCCAAGACCTGCTGCAGCAAGTCGTTTTATTCCAGACTGGTTTAGAACCATGCCAGGCGTGATTGACAGAGTTGAAACAGTAAAGAAGTGCATTCCAGTTTTAGACTCGCTAACTTTGGGGTACATGATTCCTCTGCCAGCAGATGTTATGTATGAGCCAGAGTCAAAGCAGATAATCTCAAATGCGAAGTTTAAACTTAACAGCGATCACGTGCCAGTGCAAACACAAAATGTAGCTTTGCCAGACCACTTTGACCCACAGCCACACAAGTGGGTTAACTCCTGGTATATCAAAACACCAAAGGGGTATAGTACCCTATTTGTTCACCCACTAAACAGGCTTGATCTGCCATTTCAGTCATTCAGTGGAGTGGTTGATACCGACAAGCACCCCATTGTTATTAACTTTCCGTTTGTAATTCGTAAAGACTTTTCTGGTATAATACCAGCAGGGACTCCAATGATTCAGGCAATTCCATTTAAAAGAGACACTTGGGATAGCAAGGTAATTGACGAGAACGAGTCGTATTCGTACGAGTTTGCAAATGCAAATCAAGATGCACCACTAGCATGGTATAAGAGGAATATATGGAACAAGAAGACCTATCGTTAAAAACTATCTACGTAGCAATCCCGTCACTATATGACGCAGAGCTGGCAAGAACAATTGCCGACGCATTTGCCAAAGCTGATCACCCAGAAAGGGTATTTGTTGGAGTAGCAATCCAGGACGACAATCAAAAGATTTTTAAGCAGCTAAAGAAGCTGTACAAGAACAACAAGAATGTAAAGCTGTCTTTTACAAAGCTAACATCAAAGAACGTACTTGACGAGCTTGGTGTTGGTACAGGAAGAGCAAAATCACATTCCATGTACAATGACGAAGACTATGTTCTTCAGATTGACTCACACACTATGTTTGAGCAAGGATGGGATGCCATACTTGTTGACCTTCACCTAGAGGCAGTAGGAGAGATACAGAACGATAAGGTTGTTCTTACCGCATATGCTGGTCACTACTTTTTAGACAAAGACGGAGAGCGAACTGTAGAGCTTCCAGAAGGATTCTCGGCAACCCAAAAATTCTTTTACTCTCTTTACGCACAGTTTCAAAGACGGTACGGAGTAATCCCAGCAGCGTCTATGGTTGACTTCGCAACTATAACAGATGCTGACAGAAGACTTTTCCCAGCGTCAAAATTTAGTGCCAACTTCGCATTTGGCAATAAAGAGTTTGCAAAAAACTTAGGACTAGACCTAAAAGCGGTGTTCTTTGAAGAAGAGGTTCTCCAGTCTGTCAACCTTTTGTCATCAGGATTTAGCCTAGTATTTCCAAACATTGAAAGTGCACTTGTTCGCCACCTATACACCAAGGCAGGGTCAAAGCCAGAGCTTAGAAAGTCGTCAGCTGATTATCTAACTCAAGAGCAAGAGCGTCAGCTAAATCTAAGACAGCAGGAGAACTATTTGTCATTCTTGGCAGACGAGTCTCTAAAGGAATACCGTGAGTCTTATGAGAGATACTCCAACATAAGCCTAGAGCTTGGAAGGCAGTCAGCATCTACCCTGCACCCATCAACATGGACTATTGACGTAGTAAGATACGACTTGATAGTGCAGGAATATCAGGATAGACTAAGAAGTCGTAACGTTGATGCAGCAGCCACTGAAGTTTCAGCACCAACTTCTGGTAACGAAGATGGTTGTAACTGTAAGACTAAGCACAACGCTACTGAAAATCATGAGGGACACAGTCACGATGAGGTAGTTGTAGAAGAGCAGTCTGGTGAGCAAGGAGAGCAGGCAAAGCCTAAAGTTGCAAGGCCCTGGGACCTTCTAAATCCAAATATTGGTAGGGTAAGCGATGAAGTAAAGAAGCTTAGAATGGACTACTGCAACGGCTGTGAGTTTTTCATCTCCCTTACACAGCAATGCACAAAGTGTGGATGCCACATGCCTTGGAAGACAGGTTTGCCACACGCATCTTGCCCAGTTGGAAAGTGGGACGCAGTTCCAGATGAAGGTAATTAATTTACTTGGAGATGCTACAAAGCTAAAGGTTGACTCAAATAGTGTTGACCTTGTAATAACTCACCCACCATATATTGGCATAGATGTAGAGCGTTATGGAGGGGATCCAGCTAGTCAGATTAACTTTTCACAAAACGAAAAGAACGTCTTAAAGCTTTTCAAGAAAGCCTTTTTAGAAGTTGAACGGGTATTACGTCCAGGTGGAAACTTAATCTTGGCTAACAACCCAAAAGGTGGTTTTGACGCAAAGCTTATGGTTCAAATTATTAAGACAACCAACCTACAGTTTTCATCCTACTACGCACAACACTCAGACGAGCCACATAAGAATATAACCGTTTGGCAGCACTACACCAAGGGAATTCAAAAAGGATTCTCTAGCTTTATTGGAACCAAGCGTTATGGATCAACAAAGATAGAGTGCGATATCAATAACGAAAAAAACCCAGTAGACATGCAGCTAGCAAAAGAAGGTTTTCACATATTTGATGCCATGCACAAAGATGTACCAACAAAGTTTATAAACATGTTTTCTGAGGATGGTCACGTAGTCTTAGATCCATTTGGTGGCTCTGGGATTGTTGCCGTAACAGCTGCCCAACTAGGCAGGGTGGGGATTACTAATGATATATCAACCAAGCAGTTTGAAGCTGCACAAAGAAGAATGGAGCTAAGTCTATGAAAGTAGCCGTATACACAATAGCACTAAATGAGCGTCAATTTGTACAAAAGTGGTACGACAGTGCCAAGGACGCAGACTACCTTCTCATAGCCGACACAGGCTCCTCTGACGGCACAAAAGAGCTTGCAGAGTCTTTAGGTATACATGTTATTGATGTATCCGTAAAACCCTGGAGATTTGATGATGCAAGGAATGCATCGCTAGCAGCATTGCCACCAGATATTGATTACTGCATAGCTTTAGATATGGACGAAGAGCTACAGCCAGGATGGAAAGAGTCTCTAGAAAAGGCATACGAGTCTGGTTGGAGTAGGCCAAGATACAACTACACCTGGTCTTGGAACCAGGACGGTACTCCAGGACTCCAGTATGGTGGAGACAAGATTCACACCAGAAAGAATTACCGCTGGAAGTTTCCTGTGCACGAAGTCCTGACGGTTTATGGACAGGAAGAGACTCAGGGTTGGATAGATCTAGAGATTCACCATCACCCAGACAGCTCTAAGCCTAGAAGCCAATACCTACCATTGCTAAAAATGTCGGTACAAGAAGATCCTTACAACGATAGAAACGCTCACTACTATGCCAGAGAGCTATACTTTTATTCAATGTTCTCCCAAGCAGCAGATGAGTTTAGAAGACATCTTGCTCTACCTGGTGCAACTTGGAAGCCAGAGAGGGCAGCCTCAATGAGATACCTTGCTAAGTGCGAGCCATTAAATGCTGAGCACTGGCTAAAGCTTGCGATAAATGAAGCACCAGATAGAAGAGAAGCATACGTAGAGTTGGCAACCCTCTACTACAAAGACAAGAAGTGGGAGCTTTGCAAAAAGGCTGCAGAGTCCGCTATCCTCATAACAGAGAAGCCTTTAGAGTATCTAGTAGAAGGATTTGCTTGGGGTTCAATGCCCTATGAGCTTGCTGCCTACGCTGCCTACAACCTGGGGGAATTCCAGAGGGCGTACGACTTATCAGAGATGGCATATAAAACTAATCCAAATGACGAAAGGCTCAAGAAAGAGCTAGACGCATACGCACTAAAACTAACAGCAATCTAAACACTCTGTATGGTAAACTATAGGAGGTGAACAATGTCTAGACCTTCTAATTTATACGCCGAGAAAATATTCTCCGAGCACCCAGTCGCTATGTGGGCTTTAGAAGAGCAGGCTGATTATGTATCAATTATAGATGAAGACTTCAGACTACTATCTGATTCGTCTAATTGGACGATAACTAACGGCACAATGGAAGATACTGTTTCTGGCCCACTGCAATCACCTTTCCCAGATAGCCATACATGCTTGTCTACAACAGATCACGAAGATGACAGTATCACAATCCTTAGCGACTTTGTCCCCAACATCTTTTCTGTTTCTGGAGGGATATTAAGCTTTGACGACCTAAACAAAGATCTTGGTACATTGTGCATCGGAATGTACGTATACTCACAGTCTGAAAATACTACGGGGTATGAGATAGGATACTCCTATTTTGACTCAGTTTCTGCAGAAAGCGTAGAGGTAACCAAAAGCTTTGATATTGAAACTTCTGGCAAATGGCTGCACATATCTGCAACATTTCCAATCTTAGATCAAGATGTTTCATTCAAGCTATTGTTTAGGTCAAAGTTCAAGCAGTCTATAGCAACGCCAACCCCACATACCGTTCTTTACAATGGCCTTACTTTGGGGCAGTGGTCAGAAGAATTTTGTTCAACATCTCTGGGATCAGATGTGATTGACATACCAGAAGAAATAGGTTTTTTGCCAGAAGGGTACAAGGCAATAGAGGCAAGATCCTATTCTAGAGAAGACATCCCAGGGTATTACCTAGTTAGCGGATCATCTATCTATGCCAAGAACTCTGGTATTCCGTTAGTGTATGGTGCTGAAAACTCAACTGTTATTTACGAAAATCTGAATGAGACAGAGGCTCCATCACTTATAGTCCCAGGGCTTGGGTTCCTTAATGGTAATGGTAGATACCAGACAATGACTGCAGAAATGTGGCTCAACATAAACTCCTCAACATTTGAGTTAAAAAGAATTTTCGGACCAGTGTTTTCAACAGATGGCCTTTATGTAGACGGTGCATTCTTAGGGCTAAAGATTGGAAGCAGCTATAGTTCTCACTACGTTGGTGAGTGGGCAAGACCAATGCTAGTGCATATCAGATATTCAGAGTCTGCAGCCAGCCTGCTGATAAATGGAGAGGAAGTTATAAACCTAGTTTTTGACCAGTCAACCATAAACTTTCCAGACCCAGAGGTAGAAGGCGTAAGCACCGACTGGCTTGGCTTTTATGCTCATGAGCACATCTCACCAATCCTTGTAGACTGCGTTGCAATATATGGATACAAAGTTCCACCAGTTGTCGCAAAAAGAAGATTTGTTTACGGTCAGGGCGTAGAGTTCCCAGAGAATATCAACAACGCCTATAGCGGAACAACTACATTCTTTGACTATTCATTCTCCAAGTATTCAAATAACTACTCTTATCCAGGAGCTGGCTCTTGGACACAGGGGGTATACAACAACCTTGATCTACAGAAGAATTACCTTGCAACAAAGAGCTACGAAAAGCCACAGCTAATTTTTGACACTTTCGGAAGAGATATTTATCAAGAATGGAAGCAGGATAGTCTAGAGGTAACGCAGGAGACCTCGCCATTCTTTTCCCTAAAACCAAACAGCAATTGGAATGGACTGAACGGATACATATACTTTGACAAGTATCAGATGATTGATGAGCCAGTAGCAGCTTTTTACGGTATTTTTAAAGTTTCGCAACTTACTAGCTCAGAGCAAGTCCTGTTTAGAATAGACGACAAGCTCCAGGATAGGTACTTTGAGATAGTTCTTGTTAATAATATAATTAAGTATAACTTTAAGGATAGCAACGCCAGCATCGAAACCCTGTACCAAACTGAAAGTGTTATTCCTGGAGAGCAGTTCACTATAGGAATTTCTGTAAAAGATTTTGTTAGCTATTTTGAAGGTAACATGAGGTCATTCTTTGGAAACCCTAGCCAGCTTTCGATGAGCGTGGGTGGCAGATCAGAGCTATCCTCAACATTTTCTGGAAAGATATACTCTATATCTATCCTTAATGTCCAGAGCCTTCTTACCGTTCCATATATGTTTTCTGCTCGTGGAATACCAGTCGACTACGAGTACGGCTTTGATGAATACGACTCCTTTGTCCTCTATGATGCTGGAAATGAATACTTTGGAAATGATGGTTCATATTGGCAGCACATTCTTGACGGCGGTACCCCAACATCATTTGTCACCGCCAGAGCACTTGGACATACTGGAACTTATACGCTAAGAGCCAAAGAGGTTTTTGACAACTTTGATCTGTGCGTATCTACAAGCTCTACCTGGGAAGACTATCTACCCCTTAGCTATTTTGCAAGGTATGTCACTAACGAAAAAGGCAAGAGCTACTACGACCTTGACTTTATTCAGTTCAACATAGACTATCCTGCACCAAATAAATTTTCTAAGATAGACACTCAGGGCGGTCAGTGGACTTACGGCGACCTATATGAAGAATACTCGTTGCCAACAAAAAAGACATACGAGGTTTTGTCAAACCAGCTATTCACTGGGTATGATAACTATGCCGATCTAGCACAGAGGTCGTCATTTGAGTATGTATACGACACCACAGAAGCAATGGTAAAAACATACGTAATGTTTTCATACACCTCATCACTGAAAGGAACCTTGTCTGGAAAATACTCAAATACTGTTAGTTTGCCAAAGAGTGGTATTGTTGTGCCAGGTGATGACTGGCTGACTACCAGGTACGAGGTTGTAGATAACTCAATCATTTACCCACCACCTGGGGTAAATATTAATCAGATAGTTATGACAACTCAGGTAGAGATTGTTAACCCAGACACAGAAACATACCCAATAGCGATTAGATCTATTCAGTATTCTCCACAGTCTTTAGAGAAATCTTCCCCAACTGCAATTGGTACAAGATTTGGAATTGATGTTGCCCCATATACGCAGAATGGATTTTACGTAGATTATGCCGCAAACAATCCGTTTAGTGTTTACAAGGGCAGCACCCCATATCTATATAACACTAGATACAGCGGAGTACAGCCAAGAGGCGTATTCAGCCCTCTGACTAATCGTGGAGTCTCTATCCCAGTTAATCCAGAAAAGACAAGAAATTACGAAATCATTGCGATGCAAATATCTCTAAGATTTGACGAAGACTTCTTTCCAATTTCACCAATTCAAATATTTGAGGTGCAGGGCAGAAGAGACCACATAAAGTTCTTCCTTGTATCAACCAGTCCAAATGGAAAACGTGCAAAGATATACGCTGTAAACGCAAAGACTGGTCAGCTAGATGCGAATGTTGGACTTTACATAAATGGCAAAATATCTAAGGACGCCACTCTAACAGTAAAGGAGTGGGCAACTCTAGGGGTTAGCTTCTCCAAGATCCTAGACGTTTCTCTGACGGCAGGCTCCATTAGGATCAACGGTCCAATTCTTGCAAACAACATTTCATACTATCAGTCAACAAGTCTTGAAGAGCGTCAGGACACCCAAGAAAGAGACTGGGAAGATGTTTTGCAAAACGGTACGATAGAGCTAGAGTGGGATTTCTGGGACTCGTTCATTTGGAATGACGTCCTAGTTCTGACATCAACATCACTTTTTGGTGTATCTCCAGTAGAAATATATAAGGCATTTACAGGAACAAACAGGATTGTGGTAGACGATTATTCTGCAACAGCTCAGGGTCAGCCAGATAAATTGGTGTTTAAAGATTACCAGTACTCCGTGTATTCCGACATATCATGGTTTAGCACTACTAGGTCAGCCCTATAATATGGTATACTGTTGGTTATGAAACCACAAAAACCACGCATGCCTGGTCAAATAGGCGACACAAAGATAAGAGTTATCGAAGAAAACTTTTCAAATTTTGGAACTTACGTTTGGGTTAAGCCAAATGGAAAGCCATTCATGGATTCCGACAAGAATGTTTTGTCCATTGAAGGCATGAGGGATGACAAGTCAAAGATTAGAGAGCTTGCAGACGCTGCAAAGTACTGGGGACAGCCAGATGGTCGTGCCGTATTCTACCCAAACATGAAGAAGATCTCCGATGAAGAGCACTCTGAGCAGGTAGACAGAATGAGCCAGGGATTAATTCCAAGCCTGAATGACCTTGGTGCTGTCATGGCAGCAAAGAAAACACTAGAACTTTATGGAGATGAGTAGTATGTCAGAAGAATACATTAGAGAAATTAGCCTAGACAGCGTACAAGAAAACCAGGACCAGTTTAAGGATCACGACCCGTTTACAAAATCCTGGAATAGCCTAAAAGATTTCTCTGGAATTGAAAAGAATTTTAAGCGTCGCACAGACAGAATTGAGAAGGCAAATAACGACTCTCTAGTAGACTCAACTCTACAGTACAACAATGTAAACGTAATGTCGCTTGAGTACCAAGACAGTGCCCTAGCAATTAATTCTGGAAAAGACGGGGCATACTCAAAAGAGATTAACCCTGGCAAGGTATATCGCAACGGATATGGGCTATTTGACGTAATCACTCCACCATGGAACCTATATGAGCTAGCTAACTACTACGACACATCGTTCGCTAATCACGCCGCTATTGATGCTAAGGTAGAGAACATCGTTGGCCTAGGGTATGATCTCCAGGCAACAGAGAGAGTTCTCATGGCACTTGAGGCATCTGATAATGATAGTGCAATAGACAAGGCAAGAAAAAGAGTTGAAAGAGCCAAGGTAGAGGTTAAGGAATGGTTTGAGTCTTTAAATATGGACGAGTCTATGACATCTACTTTCATGAAGGTGTGGACCGACTACGAGTCTACTGGGAATGGATACTTGGAAATCGGAAGAACAGTTGCTGGCGAGATTGGCTACGTCGGTCACATTCCAGCAACCACCATGAGGGCACGTCGACTACGTGACGGCTACGTTCAGATTATTGGAAACAAGGTTGTGTACTTCCGCAACTTTGGTGCAAGAAATGTAAATCCAATTACAGACGACCCTAGACCAAACGAGATTATTCACATTAAGCAGTACTCTCCGCTAAACTCCTTCTACGGAGTTCCAGACATCCTTTCCGCAGTTGGTGCCTTGCAGGGCGACGCCCTGGCTTCACAGTATAATATTGATTACTTTACCAATAAGGGTGTTCCAAGATATATTGTTACCCTAAAGGGTGCAAAGCTATCTGAGGATGCAGAAGATAAGATGTTTAGATTCCTGCAGACAAGCCTAAAGGGGCAAAATCACAGGACACTATATATTCCTCTACCAGGAGACTCTGACACAAACAAGGTAGAGTTCAAGATGGAAGCGGTGGAGACTGGAACCCAGGAGGCATCGTTTAACGAGTACCGTATTCGTAATCGTGATGACATCTTGGTAGCACACCAGGTACCACTTTCAAAGATTGGTGGCGGAGATTCTGCTGCAATCGCTGCAGCACTTGCACAGGACCGTACCTTCAAGGAGCAGGTAGCTAGACCAGCACAAAGAAACTTCGAAAAGGTTATTAACAAGATCATTAAGGAAAAGACTGATATTGTAGAGCTAAAGTTTAAAGAACTTACCCTAACAGATGAAATTGCTCAGTCTCAGATCATTGAACGCTATGTTCGAAACCAGGTAATGACTAGGAACGAAGCAAGAGAAGCACTAAACCTACCACAGCTAGAAGAGGCAGACAGCTTTCTTGAGATGACTGCAAGGTCAGCTGCAGACGCAAGTGCTAATACTAGACAGACTCGTGAGCGAGATTCAGAGAGAAGTTCAAACTCCTCAGATAGCTCGGCTACAGTTGCTGGAAGAAACCCACAAGGTGAAGGTCGCTCAGTTCAATAATATGTTATAATTATGTAATAATATTGTAAAAGGGAACTATAATTAAAGTTATGACTATTTCAAAAGTTCAGTGGGACACCGAGGGTGAGAATGTTCGCCTCTCTATGCCGTTTAGCAAGGTAGACAAGGAGCGAAGAATCGTCTCTGGTTTTGCTACCCTAGACAACGTTGATCGTCAAAAAGATATTGTAACCGCAGAAGCCTCTGTAAAAGCATTCTCAAAGTTCCGTGGCAACATCCGTGAGATGCACCAGCCACTAGCCGTTGGCAAAATGGTATCTTTCAGAGAGGACAAGTACTTTGACCCAGAGACAAAGAAGTTCTATTCTGGTGTCTATGTTTCTGCATATGTTTCAAAGGGTGCACAGGATACTTGGGAAAAGGTCCTGGATGGCACCCTTTCTGGCTTCTCTATCGGTGGCCGTATGAACAAGTACGACGACGCTTATGACGACACCACCAACTCACCAATTAGAATTATCAAGGAGTACGACCTGATGGAGCTATCCTTGGTTGACACTCCAGCAAACCAGTTTGCAAACATCCTGTCTGTTCAAAAAGTGGACGGTATTGACGTAGTAAAGGGTGACTCCCTAAACGTTGAGATTGAGAATGTATTCTGGGATCCAGAATCTGGCGTAGTAAAGATTTCTGAGAATGACACAGAGGTTAGCCCAACAACTGGCAACCCAATGCAAAATATAGGTTTCGTTGAAAAGAATGATAACGAAAAAACAAACATGATAAAGTTCTTAGTTGATAGTGCTAAAGGCATTAATACATCTAAGATTAACAAGGAGGTAAGTCCTATGACTGACACAACAAATGAGGTAGTTGAGACTCCTGCTCAAGAAGCAGTCGTTGAAGAAACTACAGTTGAAGAATCACAGGTCGCTCCAGAGGCAGATGCCCCAGTAGAAGAAGCAGCAGATGCAGCAGTTGAGGTAACAGAAGTTACTGATGCTGACGCCGAAGAAGTTCTTGTAACCGAAGTAACAGAAGAGTCAGAAGGCTCAGAAGAAAACCAGGTGACAGAAGACTCGGATGCTGTGACTGAGGATGTATCTAAGTCAGACGAGGCTCTTGAGACTGCTGTTGCAGACATCAAGGACACCGTTACAAAAGCCTTTAGCGACCTAACTGCAGTTGTTCAGGCACAAGCCGAACAAATTGCAGAGCTACACAAGTCACTTGCCGCAGTAAAGAATGAGGTAACTGCAAGCAAGGACGTGTTTAATGAGTTTGGAAAGAGAGTGGATGCCGTAGAGGCCGACACAGCTTTCCGCAAGTCTGGCGATCTTGGCGAGATCGTACAGGAAACTGAACCAGAACAGGTTCAGAAATCCCTATGGGGCGGACGTTTCCTCAAAACTGCCGATCTATTTAGATAAAAAAATCACTTAGGAGGTGAACAATATGTCGGAAGATATTAAGAAGAATAACCCTGATTCAGCAGGCAACGACTCTGGTCTATACAACGGAGAAGGAGCTTTCGCTTCAGGTTCAGATGCTGGTAACAATGTTCCAGGCAACTACGCAACTGGTGGTGCCATCGGCAACATTCCAACAGCACTAAACGGACTAACAACTGGTCCAAACGCAATCAACCCTTCTGGTGAGGCAGGTAGCGGTATCCTACGCCCAGAGCAAGCACGTCGTTTTATTGACTACGTGTGGGATGCCACAGTTCTCGCCAAGGATGGTCGTCGTGTGACCATGCGAGCAAACACCATGGAACTTGAAAAAGTTAACGTGGGAGAGCGTGTAATCCGTGCAGCTGCACAGGCAAATGGTGACTACACCAATGCTGGTGCATCATTCACAAAGGTAGAGCTTACAACCAAGAAGATTCGTCTAGACTGGGAAGTTTCTGCTGAAGCACTTGAAGACGGTATTGAGGGTGGTGCTCTAGAGGACCACCTAGTACGTCTAATGACAAATGCATTCGCAAATGACATTGAGGATCTAGCAATCAACGGTACTGGTGACAGTGGCGATGGTGCATTCCTCGGTATTATGGAAGGCTTTGTTAACAAGGTAACCACAAATGGAGATGCCCACGAGTCAGTAGTAACAGTTGCTGACAACGCATGGACTCCAGACGTTATGCAGGACATCATCTTGGCTATGCCACGCAAGTACCGTGCACTTAAGAACAACCTTAAGTTCTACGCTGGTACTGACGCATTCCAGGGAATCATCAAGCACAACGGTACCCTTGCTGACGCTATTGCAGAGGCATTCACTGGTGCAGCAGGTACACCTGCTAACCGCCAGGCTTACCTAGACGGTAACGGCCAGACATTCGGTGGTGCTCGCACTACCCGTGTTCTAGGTGTTGACGTGCAGGAAGTTCCTTACTACCCTGAAGGATATGTCGACTTGACATTCCCTCAGAACCGTATCTGGGGATTCCAGCGTGACATCACTGTAAACCGTGAGTACAAGCCAAAGAAGGACACCATTGAGTACACCGTATTCGTACGTTTCGGTATTCAGTGGGAGGAAGAGGACGCAGTCGCATTTGCTGATGCAGCAGGTTCGGACAGCTAATCTAGTTATCCTTTAAGCTGGAGGGGCTGGGCATTTTGCCTGGCCCCTCTTTCTTTTTTATATCTGATATAATTAACTTAGGAGGTCATTATGTCAAATGAACTAAATAATGAGGAAAAGGTTACGCCACTAACTGCACGGTTGCAGGATGGAGAGCCAGTAATTCCAGAGCTTAGCGAAGAGTCGCAAGCGGTAGTAGAAGAGCTTGTTAGCAAATATTCTCAGATGGTAGATCAGCTAGAAGACGATGCCGAAGAGGTAGAGTCTATCGTTGAAGAAATCACAGAAGAGCCAGTAGTTGAGGAAGTCAAGGCTGCAAAGCCAGAGCCAAAGGCTGCGAAGCCAAAGGCAGCTAAGAAGAAGGATGACGAAAAGATTGTTGCAGTATTCTCCACAAAGAATGTAACATGGAATGGCGTAGGAAAAGTTTACAGAGGTTACAACATTGTGACCCAGGAAGAGGCAGACCTATGGGCAACAAGAAGCCACATCCGTATTGCAACCCCAGAAGAGGTAGCAAAGGAATTCGGTCTATAAAATGGAAATTTTGAGAGTCGCTGAGAACATCACATCAGATGGGGTAGAAGTAACAATCCAGGTCCCAGGTGACCACACAGAATCTGATCATGTTTTGTCTATTACAGACCTCAGCGATTTCTCTATTTTAGAGCAGGAAATTGTCACAGCTGGAGGAGAGTCGTTAACCTTCTACCTTGATAAAAACTTCGACAACTCATACGACGTAGAACTACTTCTTGACGGAGATGTCATATTCTCCGAAAGCTACGAGGTAGTAAGGCCATATCTTGATCCATATGCTGTTGCAGAAACGGCAACAGAGATAGCAGAAATAAGAAAACTAGAAAGACTTTCTAGGGCAATCATAGATTCATTTCTAGACAACATAGATTTTTATAACAAGAAGGCTATTTATGAGGTCACAGGAAACGGGCTTGACTTAATGCCAGTGTGGAAGGACGTAAACAAGATCCTTAAGGTTTACGAAAACAATGAGCTTGTGTACGATGCAAGTGCAGAAGAAAATGATTTTGTTTTTGCTATTACAAAAGATAAATCAGCCATCTACAGAGTCGTATCTGGTGCCAACAACGTCATTGATGCCAGGGTACCTAGCCTGCCAGTATCTCCAACAGACTATGTAGACTTGTCGCTAACAAGATCAACATTTAGAAAGGGCAATGACTTTGCATTTGTTCTAGACATCGGATACAAAACTTTGCCATCTTCGGTTGTAGATGCCACAGAGATGCTGGTTGACGACCTAAAATGCGGAAGACTAGACTACTTCCAAAGATATGTTACTTCATACAATACAGATCAGTACAGAATTCAGTTTGACAAGAGAGTCTTGGAAGGAACGGGAAACATCCTGGTAGACAAAATACTAGAAAAGTATAGAAAGTCTATTACAAGAGTTGGAGTTCTGTAATGTCAAAATGCGAAACTACTGACTTTATATACCCACTACTTGCAGATGTTTACTATCCACTAGTAAAGCAGGATGCACTTGGATCGGTAAAGAAGCAGTGGGTTCTTGACAGAAGTGTTGCATGTAGTCTAGCACCTGCAGGGTCTGCAATGGCAGAAGACGTTAAGCCAAATGTAAACATTACAAGAGAGGTAATTCTAGTAGGAAGAGTCCGCTCAGACATCAGGGTAGCAGCTACAGATTCAAATAACGCAATCACAAATGTACTGATAACCAACATTAGAGATAAGTCTGGCAACAGCATTTACAACGAAACTTCTGGTGTTAGAAACAACAAGACAACCCTTTTCGAGGTTGCTACAAATGAGCCAATTGTTGGCCCATTTGGTAAAACAGAATACTTCAAGCTTGTCCTAAAAAGATCGGAGAACCAGGCGGTAGATCTGTGAGAGTTTTAATGAACTCTAAAAAGCTAAAAAAAGATTTAGATAATTTAATGAATTATTCTATAGGGTTTCTAGAGGGTGCTCACCGTGGCAAGCAGGTATTCTTAAACTCAGTTGGAGCCCAGACCATAGAGGTATTAAAAGAATACATAGACTCAAGTGCAAGGGTAAATCCATCAGCCATGCACCATATCTATGAGTGGATGCAGACTGGAAGCCCAGACGCAAGACTATTTGATATATCTTATACGGTAAGCAATCTTGGCCTTTCTGTAAAATCAACCTTTAGGCAGTCGACATCTCTCCAGGCAGGGTCAACTGTACCATTTTATGACAAGGCAAGAATTATGGAAGAGGGAATTCCAGTAAGAATTGAGCCGAGAAGGTCTAATGTACTTGCCTTTACTGATGACGCTGGAGATCAGGTATTTACTAGTTCGGCAGTAAACGTTTCAAACCCTGGAGGCGATCAGGTACAGGGGTCGTTTGAAAGAACATTTGACTCATTTTTTAATCTATACTTTAAGCAATCATTCCTTAAGTCGTCTGGTATAATGGACTATCTGCAAAATCCAGTATTGTTTAAAAAGAACTTCGCTGCTGGAAGAACTGGTGGAAAGCAAAAGGGCATATCTACTGGTTACAGGTGGATCGCTAACGCAGGACTAGGAGGATAACGTGGCAAAGACATTTCCGCCCATCTTTATCAATAAGTATCTTGCTGCAAAGATATCTCCAGCACTGCCAGAATACTTCTCTAACCCACTAAAATTCTTTCCTACTATGCCAACAGACATAGAGTCTCTTACAGAAACATTTCCTGAAGCAGCCAACGACGTATTTGCTGTATACGACAGAATGCTTAAGATGAGGAGAAAGGCTTTTCCGCACATCAAGAGTGAGCAGGTGCTGTACTACTTCTACAAGGTAGCTGGAGACATTTCAGGACTGTTGTACACCACACAGGCAGTTCAAGACTTACTAGACCGTGGCGACGAGTCGGCAGAAGACTTGAATACCTGGATAACATCTTTGCCAAGAAATGCCCAGGGAAACGTGGTGTTCGACGAAGAGGAGTTCTCCCCAGTACACTTTCACGACATTAAGATTTATCAGCTAGAAGAAACCAGAGACATCATTGACTTTGGAACTGCCAGGACATATGCTGGCAATAAGATTATCATAGACTATACCTATCATGCCAAGGGTTATCCGCAAGGAACTCCAGTCGCAGGCTTTGACGCTGCTAGGCCACGATATGAAAATTCAACCAACGATGACTACAATGGTACTCAGATCGTTTAAAACCATGGTATAATTAGCCTTGAGGAAACAAACGCTTCAAACTCCATAAAAGAATGAGGTGAAAAAATTATGGCATATTCAAGAGGTTCTAACGCCAACATTATTGTTGGTGCAGCCGCTCTCTTCACATACGAAGATGGCGAATTGACCGATGGCCTGTTGCCAGCATACGTTGCTGGTGAGAGTTACCGTGAAACCCTATCCGATGAGGAAGGTTTCCGTAACGTAGGCTACACCATGAATGGTCTGGAACTAGCTTTCCAGCCTGACTTTGGTGAGGTAGCTGTTGACCAGTTGCTAGACGTTGCAAAGCTTTACAAGCAGGGCATGACTGTCAACCTAAACACTACTTTCGCAGAGGCAACACTAGAAAACTTGTTGTTCGCACTAGCTGCTAAGCCAGAAGATCTATCTTCTGCTACAGGCACTGGTATCGGAGCAGGTTCTAGCTCTCTAAACCTATCTGCTGGTGACATCGGTGAATGTCCAGTAGAGCGTGGTCTTGTTGCAGTAGGTCCAGGTACAGGTGACTGTGCTCCAGACCTAGCTAAGGAGCGTGTATACGTTGCTTACCGTGCACTCTCAATTGAGAGCGTTACAGTAGGTGCAAAGCGTGACGAGGCAACAATGTTCGAAGTATCGTTCCGTCTGCTTCCAAACGACGCAGCTGCTTACGGTAAGATCGTTGACCGCACCATCCCTGCTGCTTCCTAGTAGCTGGTTATAACTAAATAGAACTGCCCTGGCATTAATTTGCTGGGGCAGTTTGCTTTTTGGTATACTATAGGTATGCCAACTACAGTTTATAACTCAGAAAACATCGTCCTAGTCGACGGCACAGAAATTTACATAACTCCACTAAAGATAAAGTATCTCAGACAATTCATGGAATCTTTTGAACTAGTAAAGGCTTTAGGCAACACAGACGAGGCCTTTGATCAGCTACTTGAGTGTGTCCGAATTGCAATGAAGCAATACTTTCCAGCAATCAAGACCGTCCAGGATGTTGCAGATAATCTAGATATGGCAACAATGTATAAGCTAATAGATATCGCTGGCGGAATATCTAACAAGAAGCCAGACGAAGAGCAGAAGCAAGAAAAGACAGCAGATGGAGACTCATCTTCTAGTTGGAGAAACTTAGACTTAGCAAAGCTTGAGGCAGAGGTGTTTTTGCTGGGTATCTGGAAAGACTACGAAGAGCTAGAGTCATGTCTATCAATGCCAGAACTAACAGCAACTCTTGAGATTAAGAGAGAAATAGATTATCAAGATAAGAAGTTTAATGCTGCAATGCAGGGGGTAGACCTTGACAAGCAGAGTGGAAAGAGTGAGCAAAACAAGTGGGAAGAGATGAAGGCAAGAGTGTTCTCTGGCGGAAAGACTACAGATGGAAATGATATTCTTGCATTCCAGGGAGCCAATGCTGCTAAGGCAGGTTTTGGAATTGGCCTAGGCCTTGCATACGAGGATCTGTCTGAAAAATAAACTGATCCGTGATATAATTAACTAGCCAAAAAATGGTTATTTTGAGAGGAAAATATGACAACAACAGTTAATGAAGCAAAGAAGATCACCTTCATCGATGGTACAGAGATTTCCGTACGCCCATTGAAGATCTCGCTATTGCGTGAGTTTATGAAAAAGTTTGAAGAGCTTGGCCCAGTTGCCGAAGACAACGATAAGTCTATGGATGTTCTAATGGCTTGTGTTCAGATTGCAATGCGTCAGTATAACGCAGAGCTAGCTGCAGACGCAAAGGCACTAGAGGATTCTCTGGACTTGCCAACAGTCTACCAGATTGTTGAAGAGGCTTCGGGAATCAAGCTTGGAGATTCGGTTGCTGCTAGTCGCAAGTAACCAGTAGCAGGAGTGCGAATGAATGGCTGATATTGAGTCAAATATAAGAATAGATATTGATACCACAGACGCTCTGTCTGCTATCAAGAATCTGCAAAGACAGATATCAGCCTTTCACAGCACAATGCAGCAGTCTGGCAACGCTGCCAATGCAGCCATCTCTGATGGCATGCAAAGAAACTTAGTCAATTCGATTAATGCCACAAAGAAGTTCTCTGCATCCATGGTGGATGTAAAGGGCAGTACAGAATCTTTTACTACTGCTCTTGAAAAGAACAAGCTCTCCCTTGGACAATACTTTAGGTATGCTGGGGCATCTACAAAAACCTTTGGAAGACTCTTCACAAATGAGTTTAACACTATTGAGAAGGTTGCTAGAGAAAGAGTAAAGACCCTACAGACCCAGTATATCAAGATGGGTAGAGATGCCAACGGTGCAATCCAAGCAATCAAGGTTAGACCACTCGCCCTTGACATGGAGAAGCTTGGTACTCAGGTACAGATAGCAGCTCAGAAGCAGCAGATATTCAATCAGCTTCTGAAGCAAGGCTCTACAAACCTTCTAAACTTTGGTAAGAATACTCAGTGGGCTGGTCGTCAGCTTATGGTTGGTTTTACTGTACCACTTAGCATGATGGGTGTAGCTGCCGTAAAGTCTTTCATGGAAATGGAAAAGGCAGTTCTAAAGTTCCAGAGAGTCTATGGAGATCTTGGCACAACTGCTGGCGATACCGAGAAGATGATCAAGCAGATCGAAAAGCTAGCTAATAGCTTTACCAAGTATGGTGTTGCAGTAGCAGACACAATGTCTTTGGCAGCCGATGCTGCAGCCATGGGTAAGACTGGTGCCGACTTATCTGCACAGGTATCTGAAGCAACCAGGCTAGCAATTCTTGGTGGTGTAGAGCAAGCTCAAGCACTTGAGACCACCACATCACTTACAAACGCCTTTGGCGTTGCAACAGAAAATCTGGCAAATAAGATAAACTTCTTGAACTCCGTTGAAAACCAGACGGTAACATCCATTGAAGACCTAACCATTGCTATTCCAAAAGCTGGTCCAGTTGTTCAGCAGCTAGGTGGAGACGTAGAAGACCTAGCATTCTTCCTGACAGCGATGAAGGAAGGTGGAATTAATGCCTCTGAGGGTGCTAACGCACTAAAGTCTGGTCTAGCATCTCTAATTAATCCAACTGGAAAAGCAAGCGAGTTTTTGCAAACTTTTGGCATAAATGTAAAGAACATTGTAGACTCAAACAAGGGTGACGTTAAGGGGCTAGTTCTAGACTTTGCATCAGCACTGGATACCCTAGACCCACTAAACCGTGCACGTGCCATTGAGCAGATGTTCGGTAAGTTCCAGTTTGCCCGTATGTCAACACTATTCCAAAACGTAATTGCCGAGGGTAGCCAGGCATCACGTGTGCTTGACATGACAAAGGCATCAGCCCAAGAGCTAGCAATCCTATCTGAACGAGAAATGAAGAAGGTAGAGAATTCTCCAATGTTTAAGTTCCAGAAGGCATTGGAAGATATCAAGGCATCTCTAATTCCTTTGGGAGAAGAATTCCTAAAGTTGATCACACCACTTGTTGAGTTTGGTGTAGATATGCTTAAGCAGTTTAACAATCTTGATGCAGGGGTTAAGCAGTTTGTTATGGGTGCTGTTGGTGTCCTTGGCCTAATAGCACCAGCAGCAATTATGACCTTTGGTCTTTTTGCCAACGGTATCGCAAACATCATCAAGGGCGTTAGCTCTGTTAGCAAAATGTTCTACAAGCTTGCAGGTGCTACATCAGATGCAGCTGGCCCAATGGGATACTTTACCCAAGAACAGCTAGAAGCTTCAGCAGTGGCTGCCTCGCTTGAGCAGGTACACTCAAACCTTACTCAGCAATTTACATCAGAGACTGTTGCAATCCTAGGGCTAAAGGATGCTTACCACCAAGCTATTATAGCTATTAACGAGTACAGTGCCGCATCTTCACTTGCAAGAGCAGCAGCAACTCCAACCCCATCAGTAGCACCTCCAATCTCAAAGGTTCCTGGTTCACGTCGTGCACAGTCACCTGGAGGAAGTCTTCCAGGGTATGCATCTGGAATTCTTTCTGTGCCAGGACCAAAGGGTGCTGGAGATGTTGTTCCATCTTTGCTTTCTCCTGGAGAAGCAGTAATTCCTGCAGATGTTGCCAAGAAGAACCGTGGTTTTATCGCAGCAATGATTGCTGGAAAAATTCCAGGCTTCTCCCAGGGCATAGCCGATGTCCAGCTAAAAACAAGTGATGAAGACACACAGAAGATCCTGGCCGAGGCACAAAGATTTTCAGCACTAGGTTCTGAAGAGCAGGAGATTGCAAGCCAGGCCCTAAAGGCACTTTCTGAGCAGAAGACCCAGAGCATTAAGGGTTTCCGCCGCATCCTTGCATTCCAAGGTGCCGAAGCTGGATCTACCCCATCTCAGACACTAGGCAAAGCTATCTATTATGGACCTAGCAAAGAAGACACGGATAGAAAGAAAAAAGATATTAGTAAGTTTAGGGGGTCTCCTCTTTCTACCTCTGCTAGTACAAATGCAGAAAACGCTGGAAGAGAGCAGGAGTATGATGTAGCTGCAAGAATTTCAGAGGCTGCCCACAATAAACTCTTAGAGCTTGGGGTTCCAGATACAAAGGCAGCAAGTATTACTGGATATCAGGGTGCATCAAATCCTGGTGTTGCCATGGGCCACAAGGTGGATGTCGGCTCTGCAAAGGTATTGCCAGAAGGGTGGCAGCAACCATTTATAAACTATGACCCTAGAATGGAAAATACCCTGCTTTCTAGCATGACATCAGCAGACAAGAAGAGTACAACTGGCGTATACGATGCTTACGAAGCAGCCGCAAAGACACTACAGGAGGCTGGAGACATAGCCGAGGCAGAGTGGATAGAGCTTGATGCTGCAATACGAGGAGACAAGTCTTTTACAGAGGGACAGAGAAAGACTTTTGCTAAAGTAAATAAAGAGGTTGCAAGAACTGCTGGTGTTAGCTCTCCAATGGGCATTAACGCAAATGCTCTAGACGCAGGATACGATGCAGTGGATATTCAGAATAAAAATGGGTACCAAAAGAAGTTTAACAATAAGGAAGCTCAGGCTGCAGTAGACAAACTAAATCAGGCCAAGGCAGACGCCTTCGGATCTGGAGTTACTAAGCAGCAACTAGATAAAATTAAGGCAGACGGAGAAAACCTAGTTAAGGGTCTAATCCTTGGTGTTGAAAAAGAAGGAGAGATGGCGTCTCCTTCGAAAAAGATGTTCAGCAAGGGTGCCGATCTAGTACGAGGTCTTGTCAATGGAGTCAAGGAAGGCTACGATGAAGCCAACCAGGTTGGAGATCAGCTAGGAGATGCTATCATAAACGGTGCAAGGCCAGATGGTCCTACACCACTGCCATCAATTCCAGGTTTCCCAACCACACCGACTCCATCATTTACGCCACCAGCTAACGATGCTGCATCGGTTGGAAAGAATCTTGGAAAGAAACTGTTCAAGGGTATTGACGATAAGCTGTCTGACTTGTTTACAACTGGTGCTCTTTCTAATACAGCTCTAGGACAGGCATTTAAGAATAACGCAATCTCAAATGCACTTGAATCTGGTGGATACAAGAACGGCGTAATACTTACAGACAGCAAGGGCAATGAGGCAGATAGAGCAGACGTAAACCCTGCCGTAGGTGCTGGCTCTGCTGCAATGATGGCAGCCAACATAAACAATGGAAACGACAACCAACTAGCATTTGACGCTGATGGAAATCCTATTGTGGATAAGAAGGGTAGGCAGTTAACTCAGCAGCAGCAGGAGAAGAGTCTTAAGAAGCAGGCAGCAGCACAAAAGCGTGGGCGTCTAGCAGGAAAGGCTATGGGCTTTCTTGGAACTGCAACAATGATTTCTGGAATGATGTCTGGAATGGGTGGCCCAATGGGTGATCTAGCAAATGCAGCTACCCCATTCCTTGGTGCACTTTCTGCCATTGTGCCACTTCTCATGGCATTGCCACTACCAATTGCAGCGGTAGTTGGTGGACTTGGTCTAATTGCTTTTGGTTTGTACAAGATGCATGAAGAGCTTGCAAAGGCAAGAGAAGAAGCTGCAAAGATGGCAAAAACATTCTCTTCTGGTAGAGATGCAATGGATGGCCTGGCGGAATTTGCTGGAACGGTCAACCCCTCCGAGGCTCTAGACAAGATACGTGCAGAGCGTAGATCTCAGTATCAAATTGTAACTGGCAAAAACACGTTTGGTGCAGAATACCTTGATTCTGAGGCAGGAAAGCAACTACTTGATGAGGCTAAGTCAGAAAAACTTAAGAACGGTGGAAAGAATGCGGCAAAGAGTCTTGCGGTTCAGTTATCTCAGGCAGTGGCAAACAATATACTAACTACAAACCAAGCAGCAAGCATTGCAAGCAATGTCGGTGAAGCCATGAAAGACTACGACTTTGCTATAGACGTCAATGCAACCATGGTAGAGCTTCTAGGCCCAGGCGGAGAAGATCTGACTAAGGACCCTCTAAAGGTAAGAGCCGAGATTATAGAGTTGAGGCAGGAGGTTGTAAGTGGAGCTGGTAATGCAAAGGATATAATTAATGGGTCAGAAAAGGCTTGGTGGTCAAGCTCCGTATTACCAAACCGAGCAAACCCAACAGAAGTAGCAGCAGCCGAAGCAGAGTTTGCACAAGTATTCTCCGACTTGTTTGATATGGGGCAGCAGAACCTAGATACCCTAGAGCTTGAGCACTTAAAGAGGCTAGAGGTTCTTGAGGCAGCTGGAGACCTTGCAGGAATAGAAAAAGAAAACAATAAGTATTTGGAAGATAGGGCAGCAGTGATTGCGACAAACACAGCAGCCTTAAAGGCAGAGTTTGATTACATCAAGGGCTTGGAGGGCGATGGTACAAATACATTGCAGAAGCAGTCTGCCGAAGCAATTGTAAATGCTCTAGAGCAATCAGCTAATGACTTGTTTAAGGATGCAGATCAGGCAACAAAAGATATGGCAAAGCTAACTCTTGAAAATATTGCAAACAACAAGGATCTTACTCTTGCAGAAAGAGCAACTTTGACGGCAACAGTAAGTGTAGAAAATATAGACGAACTCGAAAGAGTCCAGGCGATATTCCCAGTTAAAGATAACGTAGGGCTTTGGAAAAAAATTGCACAAGTCACTGTAGAGATGGGTGCTGGAACTGAGGAAGACTTCTTGTCCATTCTCCCAGGGTTTACCGATGCCAACAAGGCAACACAGTTTGCCGACTACGTAGTAAGATTAAAGACAGAGAATAAGGATTCGACAGAGGGTGCAGCAGATGCTCAGGCAGCAATGGACACCATGATTGCCCTAAGCAAAACTGAAGGCATAAGCTTAGACCAGTATGTAGATCCAGATGGAAATGTTACTGAAAAGTTTAAGAAAATTACTACAAGCATTAAAGCCTTGAATGCGGCTTTCTCAAAAAACAAAGGCAAAAAAATAACCTATGACGTTTTTGTAACGACCACTGGACTAACTCTTGCCAAAGAAGCCCAAGCATACTTTAATGGACTTGAGGCAGATCAGCAAAAGATATACACCACTACATACCTTACCGTTTTAGACACCATAGACGTTAACTCAGATGACGGCAAAAAGAGAATTGCGGCGTGGAGAAAAGCTCAGGCAGCTAACGGCTCTTTGGCTGGAAAGTGGGCGGCATCACTAAGTGCGTCTGAGGTTGCCAGCCAGATTGCTTCTGGTGTTGCCTATCAAAAAACCGAAGAATCTAAGGGTATCACAACCGTAGAAGAAGAAGAAGAGGAAGAAGAAGATAGCGGCGGAACCAAGACCGATCCATACGAGAATCTACTTTCAAGACTAAAGAGAGTCAGAGATGCAGCCATAAATGCAGCTGGAGGAATCTCTGAGCTAAACAAGGCATTGGCAAAGGGAAGCACTATTGCAAAGGGTCTATTCCGTGGAGTAAGTCAACAGCTAACTATGGCAGGGTACAGTGCTGAGTTTATTGATGACATGATGGCACTTGATGAAGAGCAACGCAAGAAATTCATGACTGTTGATAAAAAGGGTAAGGTAACCGTTACAAAGGACGGAAAGACTTATCAGAAGGGCTTGCGTGAAGCAGCCCTCGGAGAGTACCAGGATTCCGTTGTTCGCTCTACCGCAGATCTTGGCTACCAGTCCGAAGCATTTGACAAGCTAGTAAAACAGGGGATGTCTACTGCAGATGCGATGGAAATAGCATCAGATGCAAATATGGCATATGCTATAGCTACAAATGCCTCTACGACAGAAATTAAAGACATGGTGAAGTGGCTAGAGAAGCAGGCTAAGGCACAAAGAGAGCTAGACTTCAAGACCGCAGCTGGCCGAGAGAAGATCGTATCTGGAGCAACCTCTAAGGTTAGCGAATATTTTGCTGCTCAAGAAGCCAAGGTCAACAAAGACTTTGAGAATGGAACAGACACTAGTGGAAGAAACGCCTCTAAGTTTAACATTGGTAAAACTAGAAGCGAAATAGAAAAGGCTCAAGACGAGATTGCGGATTACCAGTATGAGATTGACGACATACAGTACCAGTTAGATGGAATTGCCAAGGCAGAAGATGAGATAAACAAGAGGTACGAAGAGCGAGTTGAGGCACTAGAAAACATTTGGGAAGCAAACAGCGACATTATGGAGCAGCAGAAGGGCCAGCTATCTATAGCTCAGGCATTAACATCTGGTGACGTTGCAGCAGCAGCAAAGGCAATGCAGGAAGAGCAAGCAAGAGCTGCAGATAGAGCAAGAGAAGAACAGAAGGCCGCTCTAGAAAAGTCAAAGGAGCTAGAACTTGCGTCTGTAAGATCTACCAATGGCAAGACCAGGGTAGAGCTAGAAAAGAGCTTGCTAACGCTTCAGGAAAAGATAGCGAAGATTGAAGAAGAAAGAGTAGAGCCAGCAGAAAAGATTGTTAAGGCTGCAGAGCGAGCTAAGGCACTAGCTATTGAGGCAGTCGGGGAAGCTGGCTATCTTGGTCAAACAAAGAAGGCTTGGGAGAATGTGGCAGATGCTGCAAGAAACGCTACCGTAGAGTCTGAAGAGTTTGCAAAGTCAATTCAAGAGGCACTAAAGGCTATTCCAGGATTCACAGAAGTGCTTGATGCAAACGGCAAGTTTATGTCATTTAAGTTTGATCCAAAGGCATACTCAGCCTGGCTAGGAACTCCAGCAGAAGGGGATGCCACAGACAGCGGTTCTGGCACAGCAAGCAGCACAGTTGTTGATCAAAAAGCCTTGACAGCAGTTAATACAAAGATTGCGAATGCATTGCGTTACAAGTCTAACATGGAAAAATTAGGTAAGTGGACAGAGGTCGCAGGTGCCGATGCCAAGCTAATTCAATACTATGCAGATCGAAAGAAGATTCAGGGACTCGCAAAGGGTGGAATGGTTATGCCAAAGTACTTCGCCTCTGGTGGATTTGCAATGGGAACAGACACCGTTCCAGCTATGCTCACACCAGGAGAATTCGTCATGAGCAACTATGCGGTAAAGACCCACGGTATTGACAAGATGAGAGCAATCAATTCAGGAAGAACAGTCGGTGATTCAGTGTATAATAGTTATGAGTTGAATGTCAATGTTAAATCAGATGCAAACGCAGACGAAATCGCCAGAGCAGTAATGACCCAGATTAGACAAGTAAACTCTCAGCAAGTAAGAGGAAATAGGTTCTAATGGCAGACATAGAGTACATGAGTGGAAGAAAGAAGTATGCAAGGCCACAGGCAGTGCTTTTTTCAGAGAACCCTGGAACTATAACTGAGTCTGGCAAAAGACTTCCAGATGGCTATGAGGTTGGTGCTGCAGAAGGCTCAGACGGATCATTCCTGATTCTTTCTGACGATAACAGAGAGCCAGTCAGCATGAGCATTGAGCGTATTGAAACCCGTGAAAGAATGATTAACGGAAGAATGCGTTCATATCACATTGCAGATAAGCTACAGTTGTCACTGTCCTGGTCTATGATTCCATCAAGAGCATTCTCCTCAAGCCCATCCTTTCAGGATAATGGCACAAGCTCAGCAACCTCTAAGTATACTTCAGATGGCGGTGCTGGCGGTGCAGACTTGCTAAAGTGGTATGAGGACCACCCAGGATCATTTTGGGTTTTTCTTTCATACGATAAGCCAGATAATTTTTCCACAAATAAGTATGGCAGGCTTGCAGAGTATAGCCAGGTAATTGAGATGTTTGTATCAGACTTCTCCTACTCCATTCAAAAGCGTGGAGCAACTAATCATGACTTCTGGGATGTGTCCATAACACTGGAAGAGGCTTAAAATGTTTTTTAATCAAGAACTTCAAGACCACCTAGAACAAAGCTCGTCAGTTAGCTTAAAGTCTTTTATCTCTGCAGAGTGGAACATGAACGTTCCATCCAACATAGCTACTGTTGGCAACTATCGAAACAGGCCATTAGACCTTGATTCCCCATACAACCAAGCGACATCGGTATATGATCCACTAGACAGCACTCTAAGTATTAAGCACTATACTGGTGCCACAGATGCTGACATAGCAATTGCAGGAGGGTATCAGGAAAAGCTTGATCAAGAGTTAAACCAAATCCCAGTAGTGTTTTCATCATTAAAGCAAAAAGAAAAAATGCTTTATTCTCTAGACGACTGCTTCTTGAAGTTTAGACCAAGATCTGGAATCAACAAAGCAAGATTTTTAAACGGAGTCTTTCTTCACAATACCAACTCGCAAATGGCAAGTAGGCCAAGGTACTACATGTCTAGCAAGAAAGATAATTTTAAATATTGGTCTTCTTACAGAACAGAGTCTTCTGGAACTAAAAACATTGAAAGAGGAATTGCTAATAAGCTAATTGGATCATCATACGTTATTGACGATGCAGCTCCATTTGTGGTTTACGAAAAGCCAGTGCCTGCAAACAGAATTGTAATTAAGATGCAGACTGGTGTAGGCACAGTAAACCTAGGACCATTTCAGACAGAGTCTGGAACTATAAATGACCCACTGTTTGGGTATGCAAACCAGAAGACACCAGTAAAGTGGAAGGTGCAATACCTAAAGAACAACTCTTGGTATGACGCCATATCTTTTGACAATAATTCAAAAAGACTAGATGGCTCTAACATTGTTGGACCAGACGGCTATGTAGAAATTGCCTACGGGCCAATCATTCCAGAGAAGTATGCAAAAGCCTTCAGGTATCTTGGAGAGATCTACGATGAAAGCATAATCCCAGAAGACTCGCTATTGGGCGATGCCTATCTAGTGAAAGAAACAGTGTCTTCTGCTGGAAGATTTGTGGTTAAAACTCAAGCTGGAAGAGAGTCGTTCTCGGCAAAATATGGCTGGTACTTAATTGATGAAGGGGTAGCCATGTCTACTCCATATGTTAAAAAGCTATCTTCGCCAGACTCTTTTAAGAATGCTTCTGGAGAACAAAAGCTAAGAGAGCTAGAGTTCATTTCTGGTATTAGGGTAGTTGTCGATACAATGAATGTTCAGAACTCCACATTTGACCTGATTGAAATATCGCCAAGACTGCTTGCAGACATATCGGATATGGTCACAAACTTCAGTATTACCAAGGCAGCATCTGACCTTGGCGTAAGCGGAATGCCAGTCGGACAGCTACTGGCATCAACAGGAACACTAAGCCTTTTTGACGTAGACCAGGTATTTAATAATAATAATGAAGATAGCGTAATCTCAAACTATCAGTATGAAAATATAAAGTTCTCATTTTATGAGGTAATCAAAAATGTTAACTCTGACTCGTTCTTGGCAGACTACTACATTCCAATTAAGACGCTATACTCTGAGTCTAGACCAACCTTTTCTAGTAAAGATAGGTCAGCAGAAATAGAGCTTAGAGATCTATTCTTTCACCTAGAGTCGACAAAGGCTCCAGAGCTGTTGCTTCAGGACGCATCGACAAGCTACGCAGTAAGCCTCCTACTAGACTCTATTGGCTTTTCAAACTACACGTTCCTAACTTTGCCAGATGAGTCGGAAGACATAATTCCTTACTTCTTTGTTGCCCCAGATAAGACCGTAGCTGAGGTGCTTCAGGATATTGCTGTCTCAACTCAAACAGCCATGTTCTTTGATGAGTACAACAACTTTGTTGTTATGAGCCGTGGATACCTAATGCCATCTGAAGAAGATAGACAGACCAACGCAGAGCTTCTGGGAACTATAGATCAGTCTAAGGACGGCACCCTAAGAAACAAGTCAACCTCAACAAAGCTAGCAAACATTGCCGACATATCAGCGTCAGAAACAAAGGTGTACAACTCTGGCAAAATAGCATATACCTCTAGATATATTCAAAGAGAGGTTGCATCGCTAAAGAACTCTTTGATGGTAGACAGAGATAAGTCTTGGATATACAAGCCAGCACTATTGTGGGAAGTGTCTCCAAGTGGCAACATTAAGTCTATTAACGATCAGACGGCAGATCAGCAACAGTACTTGTTGGCTGCTGTGCCACTAAACACTGACCTACCTGCCTCACCGCCATCTGTATTGAATGGACAAATCATTAACAATATTATTGACTTTGGAGAGTCCGTACAGTGGATTGGAAGATACAATGGATACTTTTACGCCAATGGCGAGGTAATCAGGTATGACGCAGTTGAGTATAGCGTACCAGGACAAGAGTCTGGAAATGTTTGGATAACAAACATAAAGGAATACCAGGGGTATTTCTCCAAGCTTCCATTTAATGGAAAGATGTATCAGACTGGAAGAGTTAGAATATTCTGTGTGCCAAACTATACAAACCTATCTAACGGGACAACAATCCTATCTGAGGGACAGGTTGCACAGCACGGAAGAGGACAGTTTGGAACTCCAATAAACTATCACTCAGCAGGCGTGAATGCTTACTGGCAAGACAACAAGAACGTTCGTGGAGTCAACATGGATCACACCAAGTTGTTTTACCAGTCAGATAATGTTTTTGCAACAGGAGCAATGTCAGCACCTCTAGAGCCAAACGGAAACTACACAATCATCGTTTCTGACTCAGAACTGATAAAGCCAGGATACAAGGTAGAAATCACTTCTGGTGTTGGAGCTTTTGAGCCAGGACCACTCCCATCGGTCGTAGAGGTTGTTGATGATACTCACGTCAGAATAGACAGAAAGATTGTTACTGCACTTGACAACGCTAGCATAATCTTTTATACAAAGCAGGCAGAACCATTTTATGGAAAAGCTGGGACATCGTTCTCATCTGGAACCAGTAATTCTTTTGCTCAAAAAACTGGAAGAAATTCAATTATAAAAAACTTTAACACTACCTTTGCCAACAAAGAGTCTACTGTTTCAAATTTGAAGGTAACAGAGCAGGGAGTAGTGCAGGCATCAGCATTAGTTATGAATGGGCCATCATTCTCCATAAAGGATAACCCAATTAGTTTTGTTTCTTATGTGTACAAGACTTTGCCAGATAAGTTTAAGCACTTTGGAACCAGAATGAGAATTGTAGGCAAGATTGAGGATGGCCTAGTAAGGTCTCAGACACCAGTCGGTGTTAACCCATACTACCAGCTAAACCAAAATACTCCAGATAAAGAATTGGCTATTGGAGGATCTTCTGGAGGTATTGCTATATCAGTAAATCCAGAAACCAACGCTGGATACTATTTTGAAATCGTTAGCCTAACAGCAGCAGATGTTTCGTCGTACCAGGATGGAGAAAATTCTGGAATTCACAATATACTATTTTACAAGCTTGGCAAGTCTTCTGCAAACTCACCAGAGTCAGAGCCAGCCATGCCAATCAAGCTGTGGGGTGGATCCGCAGAGATCCTATCTGACACAGGAACAATGGTTGGAAAAGCAAGAGTTACTGCAGAAGAAAAGCTAACGGTATATGACCTTTCTATAGAGTATGAAGAGGTTGGCTCTTCCCTAAGATTCTACCTATACATTAATGGCAGACAGATTGCTGTAGTAGATGACCCAAGACCTCAGCTACAGGACAACAAGATTGTTACATACAACAATGTTGCACTTTTCGTAAGAGGTTCTGCAAGAGTAATGTTTGAGAACCTCTATGCTATTCAAAACAACTATAGCCAGAACACAGCATTCGCATTGAATACACCAATTAGCGAAATCTTTGGAGACCCAGAGGTAGATGTTAATGACGCCATGAGAAAATATGCAATGAGCGGAATGATTCAGTCAACGTACCTTTCAGGTCTTGGAACGCAAGAGCCACCAAGATACAACCTGTACTTCGAAGAGTTTGGCACTATTATGCGTGAGGCTGCATACTTTGACGTGAGGTATGACAAAGCTTATCCAGCACTGTATGCCCAAATGTCACCAACATTCGATAGAATCAAGGGGTACACAATTTCTGGATTTACTGCAGGAGCTTACAGGGCAGAATTCCTTGTGTTTAATGCTACAGACACAGCACTACTTCTTGACTCTTCAAGTGCAAACTACTTAAGAATTCAGGGAATAGCCTTTACCCAAGAGTCCCAACACTCACTAACTGTTGATGACTATTTTGCTAAAAACAGCAATTTCTCCAACCCAGAGTTTATTGACGACGGTACCGTAAGATCACCGCTCAAATCTTTGGAGAAGTACCAGGGCGTTAAGTTTAGCAGAATGACTGATGGAGTCAAGGAGTTTTCTATAGAGGCTCCATACATACAAAGCCATGACGCTGCAGAAAGTCTGATGGAGTGGTTGGTAGACAAGACAATGAGACCTAGACTTTCCGTAGGTCTTAAGATTTTCTCAATGCCAACGCTACAGCTTGGGGATATTGTAACAATAGAGTATTTCTCAAACCAGAAAGATCAGCTCTCTGTACAAGGAAAGAGATTTGTCGTGTATAATATTGAGTATAGCCGCACATCTGCTGGCCCAGATATGACAATTTATGCTGTGGAGGTATAACGATGACTTCATCTAGCACATCTGTATCTTCTGTCCCACAAGCACCACAGACTGCAAGAGTATACTCAGTTGGAAGCGTAAAGGCTGCCACCCCAGACGTTGTCAAGGCGGTATCTGATATCCCAATAGACTCTGGGCAAATGGCACAAATGATTTTAAATGATATTGGTGGCCAGGAGTTGATATCAATTTCTAGAAGCGATATAGTTAATGGTCAGAACATCGTATACCAACCAATATCCGACATTAAAGAGATTCACAAGGCATATAACTCTAGCAACATTGTATATTTGTCAGAGACATCCGAAAATGTTTTTAATAGTTTTCCAATAAAGCTAAGCTCAAAGATTCCAGACTCATTGGGCAATAACGTTTCGTACGCCGACAACAAGATCCTCATTCAGCTCAAAGATATTCAAAGAGATGAGCTAGTAGAAATCCAAGTCGTGTCGTCTGGAGTGCTCCTTGATGATACAATATATACAGGAGAATAAATGATTACTAATAAAGGCAAGTCTATATTTGCAAAGTACATGATTGGCCAGACGCCAGCATACGCTTCTTACATTGCCCTAGGCTGCGGACCAAAGCCATCGGCATCTCAGGATGAATTTACCACAGAGCAAAAGGCAGAGTTCGCCACAAAGACCAATTTGGACTTTGAGATGTTTAGGGTGCCAATTACATTAAGAGGGTATTTGGTTGAGGATGGCGTTTCTAAAATTGTTTTCTCTGCAGAGTTGCCAACAGAAGAAAGGTATGAGATATCCGAGATTGGGGTATACTCAGCAGCATCTAATCCAGGAGCAGGCCTTTCCGATAGCCGAGTAATGATAAAGTTTTCAGATTCTGAGGGCTGGGTTGCACACGATGATTCTCCAGCCGCTCTTGGTACACTTCCTTTAGCTGGCGACACATTTATATCTAACGCAAACAATCCAGTACTTCGTCAGGTTGACAGGGTAGCTAGGTACGAGACCACAAGATTCCTGAATAGCGTTATTGGGATTAGGGGGGACTACTCAGATCTATCGCTTGTTTCAGGATCCATTATAGATACCATATCAAACAGCAAGCCACACATTCACTTAACTGGAACCAAGTTTGACCTATCAAGGTCTGGCCCAGCAGACGAGCTAAGCCTTGCATTTAGCGTAGCCAATGGAGTCGTTGGCCCAGAAGCAGGAGAAGAGATTGATAAGATCCTAATAAGGGTAGAATTTCTTGGAGTAGAGAGTGCCTCTGTCAACACCCCAAACGCAAGGTTTGACGTGATTCTAGAAAATGATCAGGACAACTCGTTTGACGACAACCGCTACTTTGTAGTCACAAAGCCGTTATCAGAGCTCTATGTGTCAACAAACTTTGCCTGGTCAGATGTGACGGTAGCCAGAGTATTCGTTACAGTAATTAACAATGATGGTGTTGCCTCGGATAGATACTATGTAAACCTTGACGGCATGAGAGTAGAAAATAAGACATTTGAAAATCCACTTTATGGACTTGTAGGGTACACAGTAATCAAGAATACAGACAGCAGCTTGATCATAAAAAGCCCAAACACTAAAAACTTTGTGGAATTTAGATTTGCCATGGATGTGGTCTAGTGAACGAAGAAATCCAAGAGGTGTCAGTCTCAGAGCTAGAGCTACCAGAACTTGCCCCAGGGGAGCAGTATTTAGTCAGGTACAGAATAGTGTCAGAAGACAGAAACAGGTCATCTGCATGGTCTCCGATAACTAGGCTAGACCCAGGACAAGAGTCCTGATATCTGATATAATACTTATATGGCAAAAATTCCACTACCGCAAACGGGCCAGCCGATGGACGTTTCTTACATCTATCAGCTAGCTAATGCTATCAATGATGTTGCAAAGCAAATATCACCATCTAACTATAAGTTTTTCACAATCCATACCCCTGCACGTGGTAGGGAAAGTGTTAAGAACATGGAAGCTAGAACGGTTGCTGCACACGTAGTCGTTGCTAGCGAAAAGCCAGTTACTTCTGGAGAAGAGCTAACATTCTCATATGAGTTTGACACAGACTTTTCCTACCCACCAATTGTTACCGCTACCATCTTTAATAGTGGATCGTCTATTGGAAACGCATCTACGGTAATTCTTAAAACTGTTACTACCAGCAAAATCGATGGTATTGTAAAGTTTACTACTAACGGAAATGTTTCGGTAGGTGTAAACATTATAGCTATTGGTATTCCTACAAACGGATAGTCTAAATGGCAAACCCCAAGAAAAGGTCTATAGCCGAAGAGGGCTATAATGATGCACCAGTAATCAAAGCAAGCCAGAAGGTTTGGTTTTTAAACGGAAGCCTTGTGAGAGTCCATCATCTAAACAAGTCTAACGGAATCATGTCTGTCTATAACATTACAGAAGACCAGATTGAAAGCTGTCTTATTAGTGATTTCAAAAAGAATAGGGAAAGAGCATACACAGTTGGTCAGACTGCAGACCTTGTAAATCGTCACAAAAAGTACCTACCCTTTTTGATGAAGACTGGTGTCATCCCATTCCCTACTGGATCTCAGAAGGGTGGCAAGACTGGATGGCAAGTAAGAAGTTATTACTCTGAGTCGCAGGTATTTGATATTCGTGATATACTTGCTTCCTACCACATGGGCAGACCAAGAAAAGATAAGCTAATAACTAACGACAGAACTCCTTCAAGACAGGAGTTGACACGGCGTATGGGTGATGGTATACTGACTTATACAAGGACTGAAGACGGAAGATTTATTCCGATTTGGTCAGAATCTATATAGAAGGAAAAACGGGTATGAATAACGAAGAGACTAAAGTACGTGTAGCACTTGGCTACACCCTTAACCTTGGCAACTTCCAGTCGCTAAGAATTGATGTTGAAGTCCAGGACAACAAGCGTGATGGTGAAAACACCAATGAAGCGTTTGAGCGTGTCTACTCATTCGTTGAGGCCAAGCTTCAGGAAAAGACATCTGAAGCTAAGAGCGAGATCGAAGACAAGTAATGGCAGAACGCAAAGACCGAATGGCTTTGCTCAGTCGCTACGCTAAGTTGCATAATCAGCACTACGAGCAAAAGTCTACATTAAATCTAAACGTAGAACAGTGGGCAGCAGATGCTCTCATTGAATCTTATACTTTACCTTTTTGCTATGACCTGTTAGAATATTACTTCCAGGTAGCACAAAAGCCAGCATGGAAATATTTTGCAAACTATGCTCACGACATTATTGACAAGCGTCAACAATTAGAACTAGACAACAAGGAGAGAGCCGAACGCAGGGCAAAGGCGAAGGCGTGGTTAAATGAGTAATACAGAATCCAAACTAATTTCTGCGGTATTGCAGGACAAGCAGATCCACGTTTTGCTACAGGCAAACGTAGACAATATCATGTCTACCCACAACGACATCTGGGAGTTTATCAGGAAGTACTCTGAGGCTAATCAAGCGGTCCCTCCAGTATCACTTGTCGTAGAAAAGTTTAGAGACTTCTCACCAGTTGATGGCGTAGGGGCAACCAAGTATCACCTAGAAGAGCTACAGCAAGAGTTTCTAGATAGTAGCATCAAGAACTTGCTAAAGTCAGCAGCCACAGAAGTGCAGTCTGGTCACAGTGCTAATGCACTAGAAAGCCTAATTGCCAAGACCTCTGAGCTAAAGAAGAACACAGCAGTCATTCGTGACATTGACGTTACAGACATTGAAGATGCAGTAGCATACTACACAAACCTACAGGCCCAGCAAGCTATTGGTTCTGTTGGTGTTAAGACTGGTCTGCCAGGATTTGACAACTATCTTCCTGCTGGAATCATGCCAGGCCAGCTTGGAGTTATGCTTGCCTACCCAGGTATCGGAAAGTCGTGGTTATCGCTATACTTTGCGGTACAGGCATGGAAGCAGGGAAAGTCACCGCTAGTAATCTCTCTTGAGATGAGCGAGACTGAGGTCCGCAATCGTGTATTTACCATCATGGGTGAAGGACTGTTCTCACATAGAAAGCTTTCCAACGGACAGGTAGATGTAGAAGACCTTAAGCGTTGGCACAAAAAGGAACTTACTGGAAAGCCAGAGTTCCACATCATCTCTAACGACTCTGGTGGAGAAGTAACCCCATCTGTTATTCGTGGAAAGATCGATCAGTACCGACCAGACTTTATTATCGTTGACTACCTACAGCTAATGTCTCCAAACCAGAAGTCTGACAACGAGACTGTTCGTATGAAGAATCTGTCACGTGAACTAAAGCTTTTGTCTATCGCAGAAGAGGTGCCAATCATTGCCATCTCATCAGCGACTCCAGATGACGTCACAAAGCTAGATACTGTTCCTACCCTAGGCCAGACTGCCTGGAGCCGTCAAATCGCCTACGATGCCGACTGGGTGCTTGCTCTGGGCCGTGGTACAAACTCTGACGTAGTAGAGTGTGTATTCAGAAAGAATCGAAATGGATTCATGGGCGAATTCTTGGTGCAGGTAGACTTTGACAAAGGCTGGTACAAGTACAAGGACATGGAAGGTCTTGACGGATAGCAGCAATTATTGCTATAATGTAACGACACAAGCATTTATAGCTTGATAAAACATTAGAACATTTACAGTATATAGAAGAGGGAATAGAGTGAGTACTAGAGATAAGCGTGGCAATGCCGACATTTACACAACTGAACAAATCTCTAGAGTTCTCGCAGGCTCAGGAATCTCTATTGAATCTGAGATAGACTCAGACTACATCATTTACTGTCCATATCACAATAATCACAGATCTCCAGCTGGAGAAATTGATAAGGTTACTGGAACGTTCTTTTGCTTTTCATGTCATCACGTGGCAAACCTAATTGAGTTTGTAATGCATACAACTGGCAGGACTTATTTTGAGGCAGCCAGATTTGTTAGGTCTAAGGGCACGGAGTCCAGCATCGAACAGATTGTTGACAAAGCCTTAGTCATTAAACCTGACTATATCCAATATGACCAGATACTGATTAAGAGATTAAATCAGCAGGCATTGGAGTCACCACGTGCAATGCGTTATTATCTTGGTAGACTTATCACTGAGGAATCAGTCAAGAAGTTTTCTTTAGGGTTCTCAGAAAAGCAGGATATGGTAACTATCCCAGTTCACTCTCCAGATGGTATGGAGATTGGCTTTGTCGGTAGGTCCGTAGAGGGCAAAGAATTCAAGAACACCCCAGGTCTGCCAAAGAGCAAGACCCTATTTAACATTCACCGTGTAAAGACTGCAGATCGTGTATACGTTGTAGAGTCATCGTTTGACGCTATTCGTCTAGACCAGTGTGGTTTTCCAGCGGTAGCTACGTTAGGTGCAAACGTATCTAACTTCCAAATAGACCTACTACAAAAATACTTCAATAACATTTTTGTTATTGCGGATAATGATGAAGCAGGCGGAAACATGAAGAGCAAGCTTGTAGAAAAGCTTGGTGGTCGTGTAACCGTAATAAGTATAGATAAGAAGTACAAGGATATTGGTGACATGCCAGACGACGCAATTAAAAATCTTGACGAATCGTTTGACAAATCAATAGCTGCAATGCTAAACTGATCATGCAATAAAAACACATAACATAAGGAGAAAACAAATGAGCGTTATTAAGGGACTAAAGAACATCAATGCCCTGCTTGACAAGCCGAAGTACGATGAAAACTCACCAAAGGTTCGCTGGCTAAAGCTAGCTGACGGACAGGGTATTAAGATCCGCTTTATTGAGGAGCTTGACGAAGACTCTGCACACTACTCGCCAGACCGTGGTTTGGCTCTTGTAGTAAAGGAGCACACTAACCCAAAGGACTACAAGCGTAAGGCTGTAGACACCATGGACACCGAAGGCCGTGACTGGGCAGAGGAAATGCACCGCAAGGATCCAAAGGCTGGCTGGAAGGCTCGTCTACGTTTCTACTGCAACGTGCTAGTAGACGATGGCGTTGAAGACCCATACGTCGCAATTTGGTCAATGGGAATCAGCAAGCAGTCAGCATTCAACACTATTCGTGAGTATGCACTTGAGACTGGCAGCATCTCAAACACCACCTGGAAGGTAAAGCGTAACGGTCAGGGAACTGAGACCACCTATACCCTAATTCCATCGGCACCAGATTCTGAGCCGTACGACTGGGGTACAGTTAAGCCTTACCCACTAGAGTCAGCACTGCGTAAGATTCCTTATGCAGAGCAGGAAGCTTTCTATCTAGGCTTTGACACCCCATCGGTGACATCAGCCAACATGGACTGGTAGTAAGCATATTGTTTGATGGGGGTAGACACGTTCTGCCCCCATCTTTCCATATCTTGACAACTTGTCAGAAGTATGTCATAATTCTTTTATTATCTTTTACAAACAATAACAAGCAAGGAAAAAAATGAGCTACGTTGGACTTCACGTTCACACGCACTACAGTCTTTTTGATGGTATCGCAACTCCACAGGAATATGTGGAACGTGCCAAAGAGATTGGCATGCCTGCTATTGCTATTACCGACCACGGATCTCTTTCTGGTCACCGTGAGATGTATCGCATAGCCAAGGAAAATGGCATCAAGCCAATCCTTGGTATTGAGGGGTACATCACTAAAGACCGTCATGACCATGAAGATAAGAAAGATAAGAACGATCCCCTAGACTTAAACTACAACCACCTAATTATCCTTGCAAAGAATGCACAGGGCTTAGAGAACCTAAACAAGCTTAACGAGCTAGCCTGGACAGAAGGCTTTTTCAAGAAGCCAAGGATGGACTGGGAGATTCTGACCAAGTACCGTGAAGGCCTTGTAGTTACTTCTGGATGTTTATCTGGATACCTAGCTAAAGCAATCGAAGCTGACAACTTAGCTGCTGCCAAGATGCACCTCACTTGGGCAAAGAAAACTTTTGGCGATGACTATTACATTGAGGTAATGCCACACAACCCAGCAGAGATTAATAAGGTGCTACTCCAGCTCGCAGACGAGTTTGGAATCAAGTCTATTGTAACTCCAGACTGCCACCATGCACACACTGGGCAGAGAGAAATCCAGGAGCTAAAGCTTATCCTTAACTCTTATTCAAACAAGACTGTTAAGGATGTTACATACGAAAAGTCTTGCAAGCACGACAATCTTATGGACCGTCTAGATTATCTATATGGGGCAGACCGCCAAATGACGTTCCGTGACTTTGAGATTCACCTGCTCTCTGATGAAGAGATGCATAAGGCTATGGAAGCCCAGGGTATTGATCGTCAGGACATCTACGATAATACTGTTGAGGTATCAAATAAGATTGAAGACTACGATATCAAGGATCACCTGGACTTGCTTCCAGTGCAGTATCAGAATCCCAACAAGGAGTTGCGAGAGCTAGCCATTGCAGGGCTAGAAAAGCGTGGCATTAAGAATGACCAGTACCTAGCTCGCCTAGACGAAGAGCTAGAGGTAATTGAGGCAAAGAACTTTGGACCATACTTTTTGGTGGTTCGCAATATGATTTCTTGGGCTAAGAAAGAAGACATCATGGTGGGGCCAGGACGTGGTTCTGCAGCAGGGTCGCTGCTCTGCTATGCTCTGGATATCACAGACATTGATCCTATCCAGCACGGACTTCTATTCTTCCGATTCATTAACCCTGAGCGTAATGACTTCCCAGATATCGATACAGACATCCAGGACAACCGTCGTGAAGAGGTAAAAGACTATCTGGTCCGCCAGTATCGCCACGTAGCATCCATTGCAACCTTCCTACAGTTTAAGGACAAAGGTGTTGTTCGTGACATTGCACGAGTACTGATGATCCCTCTGACTGACGTAAACAAGGTCATGAAGGTTGTAGATACTTGGGACGACTACTGTGGCTCTAAGCAGGCTGCATGGTTCCGTGAGAAGTATCCAGAGGTAGAGAAGTATGGAGAGCAGCTACGTGGTCGTATTCGTGGCACTGGTATTCACGCAGCAGGTGTTGTTACATCTAAGGAACCAATCTTTAAGTTTGCACCGCTAGAGACTAGAACGTCTCCAGGAAGCAAGGAGCGTATTCCTGTGGTGGCGGTAGACATGGAAGAGGCAGAGAAGATTGGCCTTATTAAGATTGACGCTCTAGGTCTAAAGACGCTATCTGTTATTCAGGACACTCTCAAGATTATTAAAGAAAGAAATGGTGCAGAACCAGATCTTCACGCCATTGATATGGAAGACAAGAACATTTATCAGATGCTTTCTGATGGATACACAAAGGGTGTATTCCAGTGTGAAGCCACACCGTATACCAATCTGATAGTTAAGATGGGTGTCAAGAACTTTGCAGAACTTGCAGCCTCCAACGCTCTGGTTCGACCAGGTGCTGCTAACACTATTGGTAAAGACTACATTGCACGTAAGCACGGTAAGCAGAACATCTCCTACCACCACCAGGTGATGAAGGCGTTCACCGCTGAGACCTACGGATGTATTCTATATCAGGAACAGGTTATGCAGGCTTGTACAGAGCTTGGCGGTATGACAATGGCTGAGGCTGACAAGGTTCGTAAGATCATTGGTAAGAAGAAGGATGCCAAGGAGTTTGACCAGTTTAAGGACAGGTTCGTAAAGGGTGCATCTAACTTTATTCGCCCAGAGGTAGCAGAAGAGCTGTGGCACGACTTTGAGGCACACGCAGGGTACTCATTTAACAAGTCTCACGCTGTAGCATACTCAACACTATCATACTGGACTGCCTGGCTAAAGTATTACTACCCAATTGAGTTTATGTACTCTATTCTAAAGAATGAGGGCGACAAGGATGCTCGCACTGAGTATCTTATTGAAGCCAAGCGTATGAATATTCCTATTCGCTTGCCACACATCAATGACTCAGATGCTGACTTTAAGATTGAGGGCAAGGGTATTCGATTTGGTCTAAGCTCAATCAAGTACATTAGCGATAACATTGCTGGCAAGTACTTGGCGAGGAGACCATTCAAGTCCTACAAGGAGCTGGAAGAGTTTACGCTTCAAAAGAATAGCGGAGTAAACTCTCGTGCCCTACAGGCCCTCAGACTCACTGGTGCAGCAACCTTTGACGACAACCCTAGAAACGATGAGGATGTTCGACAGAACCTGTACGAGTACCTAAACTTGCCAGAGTTCAATGTATCTATTCCACCACACTACTACGCATTTATAAATGAGGTAGATGAGTTTGAGGAAAAAGGATCATTTGTTTTGCTGGGAATGGTTAAGAACATCAAGAGGGGCACTGGCTGGTCACGTGTAGAAATTCTAGACAAGACTGGTAGTGTTGGAATTTTTGACGATGAGCAGACTGCAATTGAGCCAGGAAAGACTTATCTTATTCTTGCAAGTGACAACAGAATTGTTTCGGCAATCCCGTCTGACGAGATCAAGAACTCGGACTCTGCATTGGTAAAGTTCCTGGGGTATCGTCAGCTACCATTTAAGGATGAAGAGATGTTTGTCGTAGCGTTTAAGCCACGAGTAACAAAGACTGGAAAGAAGATGGCGTATCTGACTCTTGCAGACACCAACAGAGAGCTTCACCCAGTCACAGTCTTTCCAACATCGTTTTCAAAGGCATACATGAAGATTGATGAGGGTAAAGCATATAAGTTTAGTTTTGGAAAAACTAAGGATGGAACGGTAATTATGGAGGATGTAGAAAATGTCTAACGAATCAGTATTGATTTATGTAAAGCCACAGTGTGTGCAGTGCGACCAGACAAAAAGACTTTTAGATAGAGAGGGCATTGAGTATTCAACTATTGACATTACTCAGGATGCCGAAGCTCTTGAAAAGGTCTTGGCCTTGGGATTCAAGTCAGCACCAGTAGTGGTAACAGAAGAAGAGTCTTGGGCTGGTTTTAACCCAGCAAAGATTAACAGTCTTGTAGAGAGGAGCAAACAATGACAACAATAGAAGAAGCACTAGCACTACTTGATCCAAAGATCAGAAAGCGTTTGGCAACAGGCGTAGGAATTAAAACAGAGTTTCAGCCTACCCCAAGTCCAGGTCTAAATCGTGCATTAGGCGGAGGATTCCCGTACGGAAGACAAGTCCTTTTGTGGGGAAGTAAGTCAAGTGCAAAGTCTTCGCTATGTTTGCAGACGATTGCCCTTGCTCAGAAAGAGGGCAAGCTATGTGCATGGATTGACGCAGAGATGTCATACGATGAGGAGTGGGCCACTAGCCTTGGCGTAGATACAAGCCAGCTAATCTACTCTGAAGCCAGGAGCATTAACGACATGGTTGATGTTGGCGTTGCACTGCTACACGCAGGTGTGGACGTAATCGTGATAGATAGCATTAGCTCGCTTCTGCCAGCGGTATACTTTGAGAAAGACTCTGACGACTTGAAGGCACTAGATCAGACTAAGCAGATTGGTGCAGAGTCTAAGGATTTAAAGCATGCATGGCTAATGCTTAACTATGCAAACAACCGTGAGAAGCCTGCACTTATCATTGCAATTTCTCAGGCACGTAATAACATTCAGGCTACGTACACTCAGTCAGCACCTACTGGAGGCTTGACAACTCAGTTTATGTCCTCTACAATTGTTAAGTTGTTCTCATCAAGCTCTGATTCACAAGCAATTAAGGGCAAGATAAAGGTTGGTGACAAGATCATTGAGCAGAAGGTTGGACGCAAGGTTCGTTGGGAAGTTCTAAACTCTAAGACATCCGCACCAGGAGACAGTGCTGAATACGACTTCTACTACAGGGGTGACTACATCGGCATTGATTCAGTTGGAGACCTGGTTGACACTGCAGAAATGCTAGGGCTGGTTTCTCGTACTGGTGCCTGGTATCAGCTAGAGGATGGCACCAAGCTGCAAGGAAGAGATGCATTTGTGTCAAAGGTGAGAGAAGATCTAGAGCTACAGGAATCAATTAGAAAGAAGTTGATGGATGTCTAAGTATACCGTTTACTCTGGAAAGTTTCCTTGCCACACTTGTAAAGAAGTTGTGCTATCTCTAAGGCTTTATAGTGCTGATAAAAATCTTACTTGGCTTTGTTCTCAGGGTCACATGAGCACGGTATCGCTTGTAACAAAGAAGAAGAAGGACTATGAGCGAGAGAAGTGAGTCTAAGAGAATTGGTGCCAAGCAGATAAAGAATAGCGGAAGAGGCACCAAGAAGGGCGATGCAACCTGGAACAACTTCACCGTTGATTTTAAGGAGTATCCAAAAGGCTTTACCATCAACCAGGATTCCTGGGCAAAAGCAGTAACAGATGCAATGAAAAACAAAAATGACCCAGCAATCATCGTGGTTCTGGGAGAAGGAAATATAAAGACTAGACTTGCAATAATAGAGCTATCTCTACTAGAGCAACTAATTGAGGAATAATTATGAAAATACTACTACTAGATATTGAAACAACTCCAATGCAGGTATATGCTTGGGGACTATGGGACCAGAACATTAGTATTGACCAGATCATTAAGAGTACTGAGATGCTTTGTTTTGGTGCACGATGGCTAGGGGAGAAGAAGGTTATCTTCAAGTCTGTCCACCACGATGGCAAGCAGGCCATGCTAGAAGAGCTACACAAGCTTATGAGCGAGGCAGATCTTCTTGTCGGATGGAACTCAGCAGCGTTTGACCACAAGCACATTAACCGTGAGTTCTTGGAGAATGGAATGACACCACCGTCACCAGTCAAGGACCTTGACCTTATGAGTGTTACAAAGGCAAACTTCCTGTTCCCATCGAACAAGCTTGACTATGTCGCCCAAAAGCTTGGTGTTGGTGCCAAGGTAAAGCACTCTGGATTCAGCCTTTGGATTAAGTGCATGGATGGCGACGAGAAGGCGTGGGCAGAGATGAAGAAGTATCAGATCCAGGACGTAAACCTTCTTGTTGATCTATACGAAAAGCTACTGCCTTGGTTTGTTGGTGCTGGACGAGCAACTGCAAAAGAAAAGCAGGCGATTTCTTCAACAGAGACTATCGTAGACACGGAAGCCGTGGTATAATTAAACGATGGAACAATCAACAAAAACAGATAAGACAACTATTGAAATGATTAATGGTCTAGCAGAGATTGCAGATTTTATGGAAGACGAAGAGCTTACTCAGGCACTAACCTTTATTGCCAAGCTAATCGTTAGACCAGACATTCCAATTAACGTTGCAACTGTGGAGATCGTTCGTCTACAGGCAATCGCAGCTAAGATGGCATTCAAGGCCACTTGGATGGTAAACGTTGAAAAAGGGAATCGGGAGAAGAAGAACATTTACTTCACTGCACATGAGGCTATTTCAGATCTTGTGTCAGCACTAAAGTACATCGTTCGATAAATATATTATGGCAAAAAACTTTTTAAAGCAAGTGATGGAAAAGGCAGAAAACAGCTATGCAGCAGTCAAGCCTTCTTTTATTGACCGTGACGCACTGATTCAGAAGATTAACTCTGGCTATACTGTTAATCGTGTGGACAAGTTTACTCAAAAGAAAACATTTGCTCCAAGTACAATTGCCTTCTCTCACGGAGAATGCCCCAGATACTGGTATCTAGCCTTTGAGGGTGCAACATTCTCTGACAACGCAGATGCTTATGGTGCTGCTAATATGACTGCTGGGACAAAGTCTCACGAGCGTATTCAGGAAGCCATGGGTAATGTTCCAGGATTCCTGGTTGACTCTGAGTTTAAGATTACATACAGCGATCCACCAATCTTTGGTTTCGGTGACGTAATGCTTAACTGGGACGACCAGGAACTCCTTGGAGAAATCAAGACCATGCCTCACGAGGCATTTGAATATCGTAAGATTTCAGGTAGGCCAAAGGCTGGGCACCTAGTCCAGATTTTGATTTACATGAAGATTCTAAACAAGGGCAAGTCAGTCCTTATTTATGAAAACAAGAACAACCATGAGCTCTTAATATTTCCAATTGAAATAAATGAGTACATGTATAAGTGGGTAGAGAACGCATTTGAGTGGATGAGACAGGTTCGGGCAGCTTGGGAGAACAAGACTTTGCCTACCAAGAACTATCGGTCTAACTCAAAGATTTGTAAGACGTGTCCGATTCGTGACGCTTGCGACAAAGCTGGATCTGGAGAGATAAAACTTAACTCTTTGGAGACACTAGATGAAAAACAAGCGATGTAATCACTGCGACGTAGTATTCCTGCCAGCAGTTTCCTACCAAGTTTACTGCTCACCAAATTGCCGTGAGCTGGCAACAAGGGAAAAAATTTCAGAGCGGTATCAGGTAACAAGGCGTAGTAAAAGAGCTGGCAAGGTTAGGAAGTGTAGATCTTGTCAGTCAAGTCTCTCCATATACAATGACGAAGTGCTTTGTCAGAACTGCATAGTTGATCCTAAAGAAGTTAAGCAAGCATTGAAAGAATTACGGGAGCTGTCAAATGACGAATAGCTTATTCCTAGTCAACCAACCCAAAAACATCCTAGCCATTGACGCCAGCACAAACAGCCTGGCTTTTGCCTTGTTTTCTGGAATTGAGCTAAAGACTTTTGGAAAGATAAAGTTTGAGGGTTCAACCGTTTACCAAAGGGTTGGGGATGCAGCAAGGAAGACCCTGCCATTCATGAAAAACTTTGATGTAGATGCCATTGTTATTGAGCACACTGTTTTTATAAATAGTCCAAAGACGGCGTCTGACCTAGCCTTGGTGCAGGGCGGACTACTGGGGGCAGCAGCATTAGCTGGAATCACAACTGCTGGATCAATTAATCCAATTACTTGGCAGAGCTTCATAAACAACAATAAGCTTACAACAAAGGAAAAGCAGGATCTGATGACTGACTTCCCAGGTAAGTCTAAGAATTGGTATCAGAATAAGTCTAGGGAAATTCGCAAGCAAAGAACTATTAAGTTTGTCAATGTATACTATGACAAAGAGGTTACGGATGATGACGTTGCAGACGCAATTGGCATTGGCCACTACGCAACCCACAACTGGCAGAAGATTGACAGATCAGGGGTATCATGGTAAAATTGTATACAAGTGAGCTATGGCTCAAGAAGCGTTACGTGTTTGACAAGAGAACTCCAGAGCAGATTGCTAAAGAGTGTGGAGTTAGCATAGAGACTATCTATGTCTATCTTGCTAAGTTCGGTCTAAGAAAGTCCAGGCGATGAGATATCTAAAACATTTTTATAAAAAGGGCATTGGCCTGATTAAGTCAGTGACCTGCAGGCATAATAAGACTAGAGAGTCCGCTTGCCCATACACAGGAATTACCTATACAATTTGCACAGAATGTAGTAAACTTATTTCAGGAAGAAACACGGAGAATAGCTAATGGCTCGTAAACCAAAGTATGTAATGTCAGAGATGGCAAAGAAGTTTTCAAGAGAACAGTCCGTTATGCTTGATGGATTCGAGATTAAGCAGGGAGACTACTTTAAGGTTCGTGGAGAACACGGTGGCAAGTTTAAGTTTCACTCATTCGTAACCAATACAGATACTGGTGCTCAGTGGGTGGACTGCTTTGAGGTTATGTCTGGTATGACATCTGTGTTCAGGTCATTCAAGACTGAAAGAATTAAGAGAATTCCTAACAAGGGCAGGAGAGCAAAACGTGTCATCGTTTGAGGACTTAACAGTAGATCACCTTGATGAAGTAAACAAGGTTGTAGAAAAGTATTTGGCAGGAAACGAGCCTACACAAATCTCTAAAGAGCTGGCTATGCCTCGTCAAAAGGTTATTGCATATATCAATGAGTGGCGAGTCATGGCTGCAGATAATGCTGCCATCCGTGCTCGTGCCAAGGAGGCTCTGGTTGGTGCAGACACTCACTACTCAAAGCTTATCCAAAAGGCATATGAGGTAATTGATGATGCAACCACCACAGCAAACCTAACTGCAAAGACTTCTGGGATTAAGCTAGTCATGGACCTTGAGTCCAAGCGTATTGATATGCTGCAGAAAGCAGGACTTCTTGAGAATAAGGAGCTTGCAGAAGAGATGGTTGAGATTGAGCGTAGGCAGGATATCCTGAAAGGTATTCTCCAGGACATTGCTGCAGAGCACCCAGAGATTAGAGACAAGATTATGAGAAGGCTCTCTGATGTCGCTAGAGGACAGGAAGTCCTGACAGTGGTGCACACAGATGTTTGATGATTTTTTAGAAGCACTTAAGTCCGACAATTTTGAAGAGCGTCCAGTAGACGCTAAGACATTTGTTGAGGGCGAAGACTTCTTAGGGCAGCCTCCGCTGTCCCAGGTCCAGTATGACATTGTAGAGGCTATGAGCCAGATCTACAAGCTAGAGGACCTAATTGAGCTAATGGGAGATGCAGATGGAAGAAAATACTACAAGAAGTACACAAAAAATGAAGTCATTCTTCAACTTGGTAAGGGATCTGGTAAAGATTTCACTTCAACTGTCGCCTGTGCGTATATTGTTTACAAGCTACTTTGTCTTAAGGATCCTGCACGATATTTTGGTAAACCTGCTGGTGATGCCATTGATATCATTAACGTTGCGATCAACGCACAACAGGCGAAGAACGTATTCTTTAAAGGCTTTAAGAACAAGATTGAGAGGTCGCCTTGGTTTGCTGGAAAGTTCAACCCCAAGGCAGAATCTGTTGAGTTTGATAAGTCTATTACTGTTTATTCGGGACACTCTGAAAGAGAGTCACATGAGGGACTTAACCTTATCCTTGCGGTTCTTGATGAGATCTCTGGATTTGCTAACGAAATTGGAACTGGTAATGATCAGGGAAAGACTGCTGACAACATCTACAAAGCCTTCCGAGCCTCAGTAGACTCACGTTTCCCAGACCTTGGCAAGGTAGCCTTGCTATCGTTCCCTCGTTATCCAGGAGACTTTATATCTTCTAGATACGATGCAGTCATTGCAGACAAAGAAGTAGTCACAAAGACTCACAGGTTTATTATGAATCCTGACCTACCAGAAGATCAAGAGGGCAACTATCTAGATATTGAATGGGATGAGGATACAGTTGTTAGCTACAAGTATCCAGGAATGTTTGCCCTAAAGCGTCCTACCTGGGTTGTCAATCCCACAAGAAGTATTGATGACTTCAAGCTAGCATTCTTTACTGACATGGGAGACGCCATGCAGCGATTTGCCTGCGTACCCACCTTCTCCTCTGACAGGTTCTTCAAGCAGCAGGATAAGGTAAGATCAGCCATGAGCTTGAGAAATCCTTTAGACACCACAAGAAGATTTGAGGAGTCATTCAAGCCAGACCCAGATAAGACCTATTTCATTCACGCCGACCTTGCACAGAAGCACGACAAGTGTGCTGTAGCCATAGCCCACGTTGATAAGTGGGTAAGCCTGCAGGTACTTAAAGACTATAACCAGGTAGCACCTATTGTAGTGGTCGATGCCGTAGCTTGGTGGGAGCCAAGGGTAGAGGGGCCAGTCAACCTTTCAGAAGTTAAGCAGTGGATTCAAAACCTACGCAGGCTTGGCTTCAATATAGGCATGGTCTCATTTGACCGCTGGCAATCATTTGATATTCAGAATGAGCTAAAGCAGGTGGGCATTAGAACTGAGACTGTCTCTGTTGCAAAGAAGCACTACGAAGATATGGCGATGTTGATTTATGAAGACCGCCTAGTCATGCCAGCCATTGAGCTTTTGTTTGAGGAGCTGACAGAGCTTAAGATTGTAAAGCAGAACAGAGTTGACCACCCACGAAAGTCATCTAAGGACTTAGCAGATGCTGTTTGTGGTGCAGTCTTTGGAGCTATCTCTCACACACCAAAAGACCAAAACCTTGAAGTTGAGGTTCACACTTTTAAGGATAGACCAAAGCAGCAGCTTGACAGCAACTCAAGCGGTGTGATACAATATAAGCCTATGCCAAAAGATGTCAAGGAATACTTGGCGAGATTTGATCTAATCTAGATTAAACGTTAAAACACTAAGGAGAAAACAATGAAGCTAAAGCAGCTTTCTATTGCCGTAATTGCGGCACTTACAATCGGTCTTGCAGGGACCGCAACCGTAGCAAATGCAAATACTCAGACTCTAACTGTCTCAGGAGTTTCTGCTACTGGTGGTACAACTTCTGCAACAGCAATTGCTCTGCCAGTACCAGGAGATAGCGTTGCTGCATCAAATGCACTAAGCGTCTCTGTTTCTGGAACTGCTGGTGCAACTGTATCTGCAACTGCAACTAATGCACTGTTGCTAACAACTCTGACTGGTGCTACCGCAGCATCTGGTTCTGCTACTGCAACTGTTAATGTAAGCACTAGCGGTACAGTAGAGCTATTTGTCTTTACAAAGACTACTGCTGTTGGGTCAGTCACTCTAACTGTTGGTAACACTACCACAACCTATTATGTCAAGGGAACCGCAGGGGATCTTGCTAAGGTTGCAGTAGAGGCTCCAGCTACAGGAGTTGCAGGAACTACTCAGTCTGTTCGTGTATCTGCTTTTGACAAGTATGACAACGCAAAGTCTGGCGGTACCGTTAGCCTAGTAATCAACACTAATGGTGTTATCACTACCGCAACTGTTACCACTAGCACATCTGGTTCTGTAAGTTACGTAGTAACCTTGCCAGCCACTGGTAACGTAGCTGTAACTGCTTACGCAGCCAGCTCTTCTGCTGTAGCTACTACTGCTGTCACTCAGCCACGCAATGTTGAGACAGAGCTTGCTACTGCTCTTGCTTCTGTGGCTAAGCTAACTGCAGACCTAGCAACTGCCAACGCATCGCTAACTACTGCAAATGCCACTAATGCTGACCTAGCCAAGGGTCTTCGTAAGGTAAAGTGGCAGTACAATACTCTTGTAAAGAAGTATAATGTTGGAAAGCCAAAGTCTGAGCGACTAGCCTTCCTAAAGTAACTGTAATCTAGGTGAAGGGGAAGAGGCTTAAATCTCTTCCCCTTTGCTGTCCCCCAGAGATTTTAAAAAGGAGCTACAATAGATGTCCATACAAATCATCTATTTCTCAAACTATTCAGGAAATACTGCTAGATTTGTAGATAAACTTAATCTAAGTGCTGTTCGCATCCCCATTCAGTGGGATCCAGCACATCCAGTTTATGCAGAGCAAGAGTACGTTTTGTTCGTACCAACTTATGGTGGTGGAGCAGAGAGTCCTGCTATCCCAAGGCAGGTCAAGAAGTTTTTAAACATTCCTGCCAACAGGGATCTTCTAAGAGGAGTTGTTGGTTTTGGTAATACAAATTTTGGAGAGCACTTCTGCAAAGCAGCAGATATGGTCTCAGAAAAAACAGGAGTTCCCATTGTGGGCAGGGTAGAAATATTCGGCACCAATGAGGATGTAATTAAAATAAAAGAGAGGTTGGAAATACTGTATGGATAACTACAGCTACCATGAGCTTAATGCTATGCTCAATCTATATGATGCAAATGGCAAGATTCAATTCGACAAGGACAAGGCAGCAGCGAGAGCATACTTCCTTGATCACGTCAACCAAAATACAGTGTTCTTTCACAGTCTTGAGGAAAAGCTAGAGTATCTAGTGGACAACGATTACTACGATAGAAGCATTCTAAATATGTATGACTTTGATTTTGTCAAAGATCTATTCAAGCATACTTATTCTTATAAGTTTAGGTTTCCCACTTTTGTTGGTGCTTATAAGTTCTATACCTCATACGCACTCAAGACCTTTGACGGTGAGCGATACCTAGAACGTTTTGAGGACCGTGTTGTAATGAATGCCCTAATGCTAGGTCGTGGAAACGAACAGCTAGCCAGGGATGTTGTGGATGAGATCATTTCTGGTCGCTTCCAACCTGCAACTCCAACCTTCCTAAATGCTGGAAAGGCCCAGCGTGGAGAGTTTGTCTCCTGCTTCCTTTTGCGTGTTGAAGACAATATGGAGTCAATTGCTCGTGCAGTTGCTTCGTCTCTTCAGCTTTCAAAGCGTGGTGGCGGAGTGGGCCTAAACCTAACTAACGTGCGTGAGCAGGGTGCACCTATCAAGAAGATTGCAAACCAGTCTTCTGGAATCATCCCAGTTATGAAGATGTTGGAAGATGCATTCTCATACGCCAACCAGCTAGGTGCACGTCAGGGTGCAGGTGCGGTTTACCTAAACGCTCATCACCCAGACATCATGCGTTTCCTAGACACCAAGCGTGAGAACGCTGACGAGAAGATTCGTATCAAGACTCTTTCTCTTGGCGTAGTTATTCCAGACATCACTCTTGAGCTTGCCAAGAATGGCGAAGACATGTACCTATTCTCCCCCTACGATGTTGAGAGGGTATATGGAATGCCAATGTCTGACCTCTCTGTCACTGAGAAGTATAAAGAGATGGTTGACGATTCCCGTATTCGTAAGACAAAGATTAAGGCACGTGAACTATTTGAAAGAATTGCAGAGCTTCAGTTTGAGTCAGGGTATCCTTACATTGTCTATGAAGATACTGTAAACAAGGCTAATCCAATTGATGGGCGTATCAACATGTCTAACCTTTGCTCAGAGATCCTCCAGGTAAATACACCAACTACCTATAACAACGACATGTCATACAAGGATATCGGTAAGGACATCTCATGCAACCTAGGATCACTAAACATTGCTAACGCCATGCAGTCACCAGACTTTGGAAAGTCTATTGAGGTAGCCATCAGATCGCTTACGGCAGTATCTGAACTATCCTACATTGACTCTGTAATGTCTGTGGCTGAGGGCAACCGCAAGTCACGTGCTATTGGTCTAGGTCAGATGAATCTACACGGATACTTTGGCAAGGAGCTAATGCACTATGGAGATGAAGAGTCAATTGACTTCACCAACATCTACTTCTACACAGTTCTATATCACGCATTGAGGGCAAGCAATAAGATTGCGATTGAGACCGCATCACCATTTGATGGTTTTGAAAAGTCTAAGTATGCATCTGGAGAGTTCTTTGTTAAGTACATTACTGGAGAGTGGAAGCCAAAAACTCTAAAAGTTGCGAAGCTATTTGCCGAAGCAGGCATTGCCATTCCTACCCAGGAAGACTTGCAGGAGCTTGCACAAAGCGTAATGACTCACGGTATCTACAACCAGAACCTTCAGGCTGTGCCACCAACTGGGTCTATTAGCTATATTAATAACAGTACTAGCTCCATTCATCCAATTGCTTCTCAGATTGAAATTCGCAAGGAAGGAAAGCTTGGTCGTGTTTACTACCCAGCCCCTTACCTGACTAACGATAATCGTGAGTACTTCCAGGATGCCTATGAGATTGGACCAGAGAAGGTCATTGATGTCTATGCAGCTGCAACACAGCACATTGACCAAGGTCTATCGTTGACTCTATTCTTCAAGGATACAGCCACGACTCGTGACGTAAACAAGGCACAGATTTACGCTTGGAAGAACGGTATTAAAACAATTTACTACATTCGTATTAGACAGAATGCACTAGAAGGAACAGAAATGGAGGGATGCGTATCATGTCAGCTATAACAAGGCCAGTCAACTGGAATAAAGTTGAGGACCCAATTGATCTAGAAGTATGGAACAGGCTAACTGCAAACTTTTGGTTGCCTGAGAAGGTGCCAATCTCAAACGACTTGCAGTCCTGGTCCACATTGCGTGACCACGAAAAGCTACTAACCGTTAGAGCATTCACTGGTCTTACTATGCTGGATACAATCCAGGGTACTGTGGGATCAATGAGCATTCTGCCAGACGCTAGAACACAGCACGAAGAGGCAGTGATTACAAACATTGCCTTTATGGAATCAGTACACGCTAAGTCATACTCTAGCGTATTCTCTACTCTAATCTCTACGCAGGAGATTGAGGAGGCGTTCCGTTGGTCAGAAGATAACCCTTACTTGCAGAAGAAGGCACAGATCATTCTTGACAGATACAAGGGCAACGATCCACTAAAGCGTAAGATTGCGTCTACACTGCTAGAGTCATTCCTATTCTACAGTGGCTTCTACCTGCCGATGTACTGGTCCTCCAGGGCAAAGCTAACCAACACCGCTGATCTAATTAGACTTATTATTAGAGACGAAGCGGTACACGGTTACTACATTGGCTATAAGTTCCAGCTTGCGTATAATGAGCTTGACTGGAATGAGCAGAATGAGATGAAGGACTTTGCATACAGCTTGCTAATGGAGCTGTACGAGAATGAGATCAAGTACACTGCTGATTTGTATGACGAGATTGGTCTAACAGAAGATGTCAAGAAGTTCTTGCACTACAATGCAAACAAGGCTCTGATGAACCTAGGTTTTGAGGCACTATTTCCAAAGGATGTTTGCGATGTAAATCCTGCAATCCTTAGTGCTCTATCTCCAAACTCAGATGAGAATCACGACTTCTTCTCTGGTTCAGGCTCTAGCTATGTAATTGCTAAGCACGAAGCAACAGAGGACGAAGACTGGGACTTCTAAACAAAGTACACTCCAGAGGGGCATGGCTACGGCTGTGCCCCTTTTGGCTTATATAGTATAGTATAATGATATAAGAATACATTCCATAGACCCCCCATAGGAGTGATAGTATTAATCTTAAAGTAGGAAGAGCCAGTGCTGCTCTTATTTTAGCGTTTTTGCCATTGTTCTGGGTTACCCCAGCTAGTGCTACTCAAATGACTTTGCAAGAGGCACAGGCAGCCTTGGTTGTGGCACAGCAAGAATTGTCCAGTGCATCTGCTGCATTGCAGTTAGCAAATAGTAGCGTTTCAGCTGCAACTGTTGCTAGAGATGAAGCCCAGGCGAACCTAAGCTCTGCATCTGCAGCTTGGGAGGCAACCAGGGTAACTGTTTCGGGAACCATTTCAAGCACTGCTCAGAACGTTGTGCTAAACGGAACATTTGATGACGCATCAAACTGGTCAAACATTGGTATGGGATCTCCTTCTACAGTTCTGAACTCAAGCATTCCTCGTGTCTACAATGGGGTGTTGGTTGGTTCTTACATTTATCACTTTGTATACCAAGCTGGTAACTTTACATCGCCAGTTAGACAGGTTACATTCTCGTATGATATGTCTAATAATAACACTAATGATGGTAACCGCCCACAAGCAGACGGCTATCGTGTAGAGTTCCGAACCTACAATGCTGCAGGGCAAGTCTTAAACTACTATGATACTCGTAACCGTGCAGACAGTTTTCCTTGGACACACTTCACTGCCACCTATAATCTAAGCGATGACGCTGTACGCTGGGATGTTGGATTCCGTACTGTTGACAATGGCTACTGGAATGGTAACTTCGCAGGAAGTATTGACAACGTATCTGTTGTAGCTCAGGTAGCAACAACCACACCAGACACATATACATATGGCGAAGCAGAAACTCAGGCAAAGAACACTGCTCAGCAAGCTTTGCAAACTGCACAGGCAGCTCTTGATTCTGCAATTACAGCACAAAGTGCAGCTACAGCAAGGGTAGACGCAGCAATTGACGAGGTAGTCAGACTTACCAATCTGGTTGAAGATCTAACACCAAGACTTTTTGCACCAACTAACCTAACCCTAAACACCACTGAGACAGGCATAGAGCTTTCCTGGACAGCACCTACACCAAATCTATCTGGAGTTACACCTGAACGGTATGCTGTATTTTGGTCTACAACAAACTTTACTCAGAACGGCTGGGGTATTGCAAGCACAACAACTTCAATAACAATACCATTCTCAACCCTGTACTCTACAGCACCACAGGGAAGCACATTCCAGTTTGCTATTAGATCTGATAATGATACCCTAAGATTATATTCAGGACAATCAAACATTGTTTCACTGGTTACAGTTGCCCCACCTTGGTGGATGATTCAGTTTGGTGAAGGAGAGCTTGTCTCTATCAGTGCTCCAGCAGGATATGTATTTGCAAATGCTACAGCTTGGTATGGATCTCCAGATGACGTGTCTTGTGGAGCTACCGTATCCGATGTTGTTAATCAAGTTCTTGCTGGTAGCTCAAGTGCATCATTCTATGCAGATAACGGAATGTTTGGAGATCCTTGTGGTGGTGTAGTTAAGGTTTTGAGAATGAAGACACCTATAACACCAATTGTTATTGTGCCACCAGTTGTTGTAGAACCTACACCAACACCTACCCCAACACCAGAGCCACAGCCTAGTCCTCAGCCAGAGCCTACCCCTGAACCAAGTCCTGAGCCAAGTCCTGAACCAGAGCCAACTGAAGAGCCTACTCCAGAACCTACAGAAGAACCTACACCAGAACCAGAGCCTACGGAGGAACCTACAGAGCCTGAGCCAGAGCCCACACCAGAGCCAACATCAGAGCCTGAGCCAGAAATAACAGAGGAACCAACCCCAGAAGTTTCAGAAACACCAGAACCTTCGCCTTCACCAGAACCTCCTATAGAAGAAAAACCTGAGACTAGTGTACCAGAAGAAGAGGTTGAAATAAAGGAAGAAATTTCTGCTGAGAATATTGAAAGCCTGGTAGAAGAACTTGCAGAGATACAGCCACAGCTATTGACTGAAGAACAACAGACGTTGATTGTTGCAGCAGCTATGGAAGTATTTGCTGAAGCAGAACAGGGATCTCCAGAATATGAGGCAGCTCTAGATGCATTGCTAGTTGTAGCTCAGGCAGACGACATTGTGTTAGATGAAGAATTAGCAGCAATTCCACTGATTGGAAATGTTGCTGGTGCAGCGGTAGAAGTATTCAATGCACTTGGAAATGCTGGAGCAGACATGTCTCCACAGGTCCGTGAACAATCAGAAAAGGTTGTTATTGCAGCCGTTATCGTTGGTCAAGTAGCGATGACTGCAACAGCAGCCGCAACTAGTGCAGCAGCAGCTGCAGGGAGGAAACCATAATGATTAAATTTATTAAGGCATTGTTTAAAGACATCATTGATCAGGCTTGGACCCTGCTCGGTATGTTTGTAGCTTGGGTAGTCCTAGAAGGCTCAGCCAAAGATGTGGTTGGAATGCTTATCTGGATTACTCTTGGCGTATGGGTATTAACATTCCCATTGCGTTATGAAAAAGAAGACGACGAGTAGTCGGAAGGTAGGTAAAAAATGGAAGACGAACTAGGCGTAACTGGCGGTTGGCACACCATCAAGAACATCTTGCTAAGAATTGTGGCGGTATTCGCAGCGTCAGGACTAACAGTCTTGGGTGCAGGAGCCGTTGTAGGAGTTGACCTATTGTCAGCTGTATTCATGGCTGGTATACTAGGTGTAGCAACTGTTGTAGAAAGACTAGCTAGATCTTTCCTAGACGACGGAAAGTTGACTATGGATGAGATTAACCAGGCTTTTGCTAAAGTAGACAAAAACGCTAAATAAATAGTTGACAACCCCTTTCTCATTGTGTATACTTTATACATAACAAGAAAGGGGTTTTCACATGGAAAGCACAACAGACAACGACAAAAGCATTTTTGAAGAGTATGAGTTTGCTGCTTGGATTAGATCTGGTATTCAGAAGGGTTGGATATCAGAGCCTTTTTGCAACACCCATGATGGCGACCCATATATGACTGAAGAAGAAGAAAAAGAGTGGGAAGATGGCGGAGACCCATGTTGTCACGTTATCAAGCTACTAAATTACTAATAGAAAGATTATAATGAGCATTAAAAAGCTAATCGCAGCAGCAGGAATTGTATCACTAGCATTCTTGGCAACACCAGCAGTTGCCCAACCAACTCAAAAATCAATTGCAATTATTGATGCAAACTTTGAAAGTTCACTAATTTCTGGTGACGTAGTAGATGTTTGCGTTATGGGTGATGTGCTATGTAG